ATGAAATTAAGGCTTATGAGAAATTACAAGGTCGTTTGTCTCCTTTATTGTACAAAGCAGTTCCAGGTCAGGCTTTAATTACTGAAAGAACACAAGGTCGTCCTTTAAAAGAAATACTTGATCGAATTGCACGTCCTTACAAAGAAATTCAGCAAAAAATACAGGAAGCTAATAAAGCATTAGAGTTAGCTATAGACAACAAAGATGCGACTAAAATCGAAGAGCTAAAAGTATTAACCAAAGAATTACAATCATCTGCTAAAAAAGAACACAATCGTTTTAATAAAGCTGCATCTATTCTATATCGACAAGTAGGACAACTTGGAGCATCTTTACAGGAAATGGGTGTTGTTCATAATGATTTAGCTGCAGCAAATGTATTTTTTGCACGAGGTGGAATTACTTCAATTGATCTCGGAAATGCAAAAGTTGATCCGACTAGCAGTGATAAATTTAACGATAGAATTACTACTATTCAGCGAGCAATCATTGATTCTAACTATTACGGATTGATGGATCCTCTTAAAATAATAGGCGCAATTCAATCTGGCTACTCAAAACCTTTTGCTACTCAAGTTTCTGATTCTAATGCCAGACAAAAATCAGCCATTATCCCTCAGAAAAGAGAAATTAACGAGACTCTTCTTTCTCCTGTAGTAACAGGAGAAGCAATTCCATTAGGTTCATATACACCAACTTTATTAAAGCAAATCGTTAGTGATTTTTCTTTGCCTACTAAAGAAACTGTTTTCGCAAAAATAGATACTCCCGAACAAAAAAAAGAACAACCAATTCTAGATAATCAACCACAAAAACTTAATGATTTAGCTGTAGCAGCTAAATCAAAATTAGAAGATGTTTTAGCTTCACGACTTGGTACTCCTGATAAATCGGGAGAAATTCAGCACCTTAGCGGGAATGAAGATTTTGCAGAATTACTACAATTAACTCTTGTAAGAGAATTAAAAACAGCAAGCCTTCTACTTTCAAAAGCTTTCCGAGACACATCTCTTGACGTTGTTAAATTTGGTCAAGTCGTTTATGCGGTAATGCAAGCTTTAGAGCGTCCAGTAATGGCTTTACCTGGTGCTGCAATAGGTAAAAAAGCTATTCAGGTAGGGGGAACGGCTGCTATGGGAGCCGCCGCTATCCATGCCCTACCAATGGGGCTAGATGCCACGGTTGTCAATACTATGCGAGATATTCTTGCAGGGGCGATGAGTGCTGGCGGTCGGGAAATGATCCAATCTGTAGCCACACAAATGACTCAAGCTTTTAGCGGCTTGCCGTTTGGAGTGGGGCAACAGCTAACGGAAGCAGTAGTGCAGCTTGTAACCGAAATAACTAACGGCACTATCAGCGTCCTATCGCAGGGGGGAGCAGTTGCTGGATCGGCGTTAATGGCCGGTGAAGGTGTTAAGAGACTCTTGGGAGCGGCTACCAGTAATGTTCCTAAATTAATTAGCAAAGAAGAACAGCAAAAAATTGAGGGTAAAACCCAGAAAGCATTAAAAGCGGCAAAGAATAAAGCTGATTCTCTGATTACCACTGAAATAACTCCATATTTCGATGAGAGAGTCTTCCCAGCAAGTAACCCTATTCCAGCTAACATCAAGGCAATTAACCCAGAATATTACACGGTAAAACAATTACGAGGATTGGCCAGAAATCAGGGAATTGACGTACCAGCATCAGGAGCAGGAGCCAGAAAAGAGGAAATATGGAAATCGTTAACTGAAAAATTTAACCCTGACCAACTAACTCGACTTTTACTAACAACAAAAGCAAGTGATAGAACAAAATTAGGGAAAAAAGAACTTAGTGGATTCCAAGTTGAAACAAGAAAAATTTCCGCTGATTTTATTAAAACAATTGGCAGTGGCATACAAAGCATCACCCAACAAATTAATACTAATAAAGATATTCAATCTTTAAAGACCCTTTTCTCTCAATTAGAAAAAATTAAAACGGGTATTGCATCAATAAGAGCTAACCCTGAATTTGATACGACAAGTATTAATAAATCTTTAATCGGCTTTGTAACCTTAATTGACAATCTGTTACTTAATGCCAAAAGTCAGATACAATCCAAGAATATTCTTTTACCTGCATCTACAAGCAATCTACAGACTGAGAATATTCCTTTACGCGTTACTGAAACTCCGAATCCGTTAAAAAGGGTTCCTCAAGAAAATAGCCCGACTTCCCCTGGCTGGGTAGGAAAACTTCCGATCTCAGACTTAAATCTTGATCCAGAACGATTCCAGTATAAACTTGTACACGGCAAAACTGGATCGACTGGTTCTTTATCTGGTGTTGGTAAATGGGATGATGATTTAGCGGGAGTTGTCAGTGTTTGGCGCGATCCTAAAGACGGGAAAGTTTATGTAGTTAATGGACATAATAGACTTAATTTAGCCAAAGATTTAAACGTCAAAGATATTACCGTCCGATTGTTAAATGCTCAGTCAGCCCAAGAAGCTAGGGCTAAAGGGGCAATGATTAATATTGCAGAAGGACGCGGTACAGCTATAGATGCAGCCAAGTTTTTGCGAGACATGAATCTAGCTGACAAAGAATCGCTTAAAAAAGCTGGCATACCGATGCGAGATCGGGTAGCTTCTCAAGGACTTGCGTTAGCTCAATTACCACAGGAGTTGTTTGATCGTGTCGCCAGTGGAGATATATCTGAACTTAGGGGTGTTCAGATTGGCGGCAGTGGACTTAAGGAATTTCAGCAAAGAGAGTTAGTTAAATTAATTGAAAATTTCGAGAAAAAAGGAAAGAAAGTAACCGAATCAGTAGTTTCAGAGTTAATTGATACGTTGAACGCTAGTACAGTTGATACTGTAGAACAATTTGATTTATTTGGATTATCCACGACACAGCAAACAGATACTTTAACTCGCGCTGAGGTACAGTCTGCATTAAGAAATCGTATAGTAGCCGATAAACAGGTATTTGGCTCTTTAACTTCTGATAAAAAAGCCGCAAAACTACAAACTGCGGGTAATCAAATTAACATAGAAGAAAATAAAGCAATTGCAGATCAAGCAGAACAAGCATTAAGGGTTTTTGATCAACTTAAAAATACAGCTAGTCCAGTTTCAAGCATTATTAATGAAGCAATTACATTAGTTAAAGAGCAAGGTATGACAGCAAAAGCTGCTACTGATGCTGTTTACGACAAATTAAAACAGATTGTACCTCAATTAGCTAAAGGTGGTTTGGAGTCAGGTAAAAACCTTAATGAAGGTTTAGCTAAAGGATTAAAAGATAATGATGCTGAAAAAATTGTTAAAGAAAATGCACAAAATATTATTGATGAGTTAAACGATGGATTAGGCAATAAATCGCCGTCTTGGAAAGGAAAAAACGCGGGTAAAAATCTAGGGGAAGGACTTAAGATTGGAGCAGTAAACTCTCTACAGAATGCAAGTAATGCTATTTCTGCTGAGATAGAAAAAATCAACGCAATTATTGCTAAAGATTTAGAATATTTACGAGCAGTGGCGACGGGGGACACCGCTAAGGCTCAAAGCATGGTTAATGATGCGGCTAAAGCGGCAGGGTATAATGTTGGCCCAGTTTATCACGGGACTAAGGCGAAATTTAACGAGTTTGATCTGAAAAAGGCAGGCGCAACAGATCCAGGGTTGGTGGGAAAAGGTATCTACTTTACTCCCGACAAATATCAAGCGGACGTGTTTGCTCAGTCTGGACAATACGGAAAAGGAAACACACCTCGAACAATTGCAAGTTTTTTACGGATCGATAATCCAGCAGAAATAAAAGATGGACAGTTATCTACAGGGGAAAGTTTAAGCGAATTGCATCCATCTGGCATCACGAAAAAAAGTGCTAACGCAATAAACAAAAAAATCAAAAAACTTGGGCATGATGGCGCAACATTTTCACTAGGGGAAGAGTTAACACAGCTTGCCGTATTCAACCCCAATCAAATAAAATCAGCTGATGCTGTCACCGAAACCGACGATGGCAAAACCATCCCATTATCTGCCCGATTTGATGACAGCGTTGCCGACATTCGAGGCAATGTCAACGATATTTTTGCTGGGTTAAAGTCCCAAGCTGGAAAAGCATTACAGCCGTTAATCGCTGAACTAGAAACTCTATTTGCGGCAATGGGAGATAACTCAATTGATTCTTTAATTTATTCTTTAGAAAAATCATTGGGACAACTTCGGAAAACAGGAGAAAAAGTTGAAGATGCGCTTAATGAAAGTTTAGCTGACGGATTAATTGAAGCTGGTAAAAACCTTAATGAAGGTTTAGAAAAAGGATTAAAGGATACTAGCGCAAGCGACATCGCCTACCAGAACGCTCTTAAAATAGTAGATCAAATTGATAAAGGGCTGGGAAATGCTTCACCGTCTTGGAAGGGTAAAGAAGCGGGTGAAAATTTTATTAAAGGCGTGGCAATTGGAATAGAAAAAGGAATTTCTTCTTTTGATTTTCGGAGTTTAGCTAATGAAGTTGTTAAAGGATTTGAATCAGGTTTATCACTTGGCGATATTGAAAAAATTATTCAATCTTATTTTGATGTAAATATTCCTAACTTAAAAGATTTAGCTGTTGAAGCGAAAATGATGGGGTGGGAAGGTAAACCAATTGACGGGCTACTAGAAAAAAAATTAAGCAAATTCCCTCTATCAAAAACTTTTACTCCTGTTGAACCCCCAAAAAATGATATTATTTCTTATCCTACCCCTACACGATTAATTGAATCAAGCTTGCCATCGGAAAATGCGTTAGCTTCTGCTAGTATTAGACTCAAGCAATTATCTAATTTTTACGCTGGACATAAAACAGCTTTTGCAAATCTCCAAGCTATTTTAACACAAGGAATAGACCCTAGTTTTAATCAATGGGGTTTAAGAAGAGACAGATTTGATTTTGAAAAACAAGTTTTCAAAGAACCTGTTGCTTATAGCGCAATTAACTCTTTTTCCGAACCGATCAAAGGAAATGATTACTATGGCGATGCTGAAATCATGCTCGATATAGCAAAAATTGCCAACCGATCAACATTTACTAGAGGTGACTCTGGTGCTTTTTGGAGAAATCCAAGCGAGATAATAACAAATCCTTTGTCTAGCTTTACACCAGACCAATACAATCGCAGACCTAATGAGATACTTGAATACCTTGAGGTTCAAACTACTGGCAAAATTGATCCGTCTGATTTTTTAGGCATTAATTTAGGCGATATAGAAGAAAAGTACAATATTTACGGACGCAAACTCATTGAAGTTATTGCATCTTCTTTAAGTGCTGGCGTTCCAGTATTCGCAAAAAACCTTGAAGCGATTAGTTCGATGTTTTCCAGTGATGGAAAACAGTCTGGGTTAAATTATATTAAGGGGTTAAATATTGGATTACAAAATAATAATAGCGAAAAATACGCTTTAGATGTTGCAATTGGAATTATCGACGCAACAAATAAAGGGCTGGGAAATGCTTCACCATCTTGGAAGGGGGAAGAAGCGGGAGAAAACCTAATTAAAGGTGTGGCAATTGGAATAGAAAACGGAATTTCTTCTTTTGATTTTCGGAGTTTAGGTAGTGAACTTGTTAAAAAAATTGAATCAGGGTTGTCACCTCGCGGTATTGAAAAAATTATTCAATCTTATTTTGATGTAAATATTCCTAACTTAGAAGAGTTAGCTATTGACGCAATGTTGATGGGGTTGAGTGGAGAATCAATTGACGGGCTACTAGAAGAAAGATTAAGCAAATTCCCTCTATCAAAAACTTTTACTCCTGTTGAACCCCCAAGAAATAATATTATTTCTTCTGTTGCTTCACCTGATCCGTGGGAAGATGTCGGTGGTAGTGGACAGCCTCCTGTCCCTCCTATTAACCGACCTGTTGCTTCACCTGATCCCGAACCTGAACCAAATAAACAGGTAAAATCAGCAAGCGAAATGGCGAAAGAATATCTTGAGGATATTAAAAAAGCTCGTCAATTACTAGAAAAACAGCAACAAATATTAGAACAACGCAAAAAACTTCTTTCCGAAGCACTTCCAAAACAATCAACAAGAGAAGAAATTCTTGACGACTGGAATAAAAAACGAGACAACATTTTTAACGCTCTCGATAGTATTGAAAAAGCGGGCGTTTCTAATGGCTTTACAGACGGCATTGTGAGCGGACTAAAAGCTGCTATTGCCCAAGCGGACGGATTTATTAATTTCCTCTCGGTTGGTGGCAAAGCACTCAGAACTCTCGACCAAGAACTTAATGCCGCTACAGGAGGTATGATCAATCTTCGTAAAGGTGCTATGGCGGCAATTGGGGGATTTGCTCTTTTCAAAGGAGCAGAATTTTTATTGCGACCTCTACTTTTTGCTATTGACGATATTCCTTTTAGGATTCAACAAGCTGTTACTGATTCTTTACTTGCTTTTACTGAGCTACAAAGAATTAAATTAAATTTAAATCTTGCCGGTGTAGGCAACGTAGAACAATCTCTTGACGCTTTAGTGGCAAGGGCTGACAAATTAGGAATATCCTTTAAAGAATCCGCTATTGCTTATAGCAGATTCAAATTAATTACTACTGATTCTCCACTACAAGCGCAGGCAGATAATATTTTTGAAGGATTCCAAGAAGCATTATCGGCGCGACAAACCAATGCCCAACAACAAGCTGAATCTTTCAGAGCTATCGGGCAAATAGCCTCTAAAGCTGTTGTTTCCGTTGAAGAATTTACACAGCAATTGACCGAGTCAGGAGGATTAAACGACGCTTTAAATGTAGCCGCCCGATCAATGGGGTTAACCACCGCCCAATTTTATCAACAAGCATCAGCAGGTAATCTTTTGGTACAAGATGTTTTACCTCGACTAGCGGCTGAATATAAACGGATGAGTGCTGGAGGTCTTTCTCTTTCTACCGAAACTTTACAATCGGAAATCTCTCGATTCCAGAACAATACCGAACAGCTTCAAATGCGGCTAGGGGAAAAAATTGGAGTAGTCGCTTACCCTGCTTTACAGGCATTAAATGCCGTCTTGAGTACCTTAAATGACAATCTAGGGACTGTGGTATCAGTGGGAGCCGCTGGGTTACTGTCAGCCATGGGATTCTTAGGAAAATCAGTCATGCAATTTGCGGCAGCTGGTCGGTTAGGAGCCGTTGCCAGCGCTGCTATGAGTGCATCCTTACAAACTGCCGGAGTAGCATCTCTATCTACAGCTACAGCCATGGGTAGATTAAAAGTATCTATAAACCTTGCTACTTTAGCAGGAATAGGATTAATTAAAGCATTGATTATCCCTACTGCGGTGATAACTGGTATTCAATTTGTTTATAACGCATTAAATGCTGGTAGCGAAGAACTAAAACAAGCTGTAAGAACCCTAGAAGAGTCTAAAAAAGCTCTTGATGCTTGGCAAAACAAAACCGATAACAGTAATCGCAAAGGCTTAACAAGCTTTTTGCCTGATATGGAATTGTCTGGAGGAGAAAAGTTTTTTAATGTTCTAACACTAGGGCTTGTTTATAATTCTAAATGGCTTATGTCACTATTAGAATTACGACAAGGACTAGAAAACATTGATAAATCTCTCGCTACTGGAGTTGGAAATCTCAAAGAATATCAAAAAACTTTATCTAATTTTTCAGGTAGCAAACAATTTTCATCTGAATTACAAGAAATCAGAAATAATTTAGCTTTAGTCAGAGCAGAAAGAACAATTGCAAGCGCAAAAGGGAACGACCAATCTGTAGCTGAATTTAACCAGCGAGAGCAGGATTTAATGAAGCAAGAACAGGAGCTAATTAATAAACAGTTAGGTCCCGTTGGGTCAAGAATTACTGCTGACCTTCAACAATATGAGATAGCGTTAGCATCGTTAGAGCAAAGCTTTAAGAATAGAGATATAACTGACATTGCTTACATACAACGTAAAAAAGACCTCGTGACTATAATTGGTTACTTAAAAAAAGCAGAACAAGATTATCTACAAGTCCTAAAAGACCAAGAAAAAGAATATAGAAAATTACAAGTTGCCTTTGATCTTGTTATAAGAACAAGAGCTAATGCTAATTTTGCTAATGAAGGAAATAGTTTAAGTCGTTCAATTGGATTAAATCAACAATTTGCATCAGGGAAAATTAATGAATTTCAGTTTAATGTTAAAGTTCAAGAAGAAAGCTTACAGACTGCTAAAGAGCGTATTGCCACTTTAGGCAATTCAGCTAACTCTATCTCTAATATTTTAAACGAAAGGCTATCTGAATCTGCCAATAAAGTTTTAAGCACTTACTTTAAAGAAGATCTGAAACAGCTAAATGTAGCGAGCTTTGGTGAAGCAATTGCCGAAAATTTACTTTCTCCTGATGCTATTCAGCAAATAATGGATCAGTATGAATCTGACCTAAAAGATAACGCCGCTTTAAGAAATATTTTAAATCAGGCTAAAGAATACGCAACCGCTCGACGAGATATTTTAAACGCTGAGAGAGAAATTCAGCAAATTAGTCGAGAGATTATTGTCGAAAGAAAGAAAAGACAAATACAAGAAAAACAAGCTAGTGGAGAAATTGTTAAAGCAGAACAACTCACTAATCTAGCTAATAAAACCTCCTCCAGTCAAAATATTAGCTACGGACTGGAACAAACCAAGATAAACTTAGCGGCTCTTTATAATCAATTAGCCTTAGAGCAAGAAAAATTAGTATTAAACGTAGATGATCCTTTAGCAGTAAAAACAGCTATTGCAAATATCACACAGCAAATAGCTGAAACCGAACTATCTTTAAGAGATCAGCAAGAACAAATACAAGACTATTACCGCAACCTTGACCGTCAGATAATCGACTTTAATCGTCAGATTGAAGATTATAGAAGACAGATTGAAGATGCTCAACTGTCAGCTTTTAGAGAAAATCGTTCCCTATCTGAAAGTTACATTGATTTAGTCAGGGAACTCGATAAGAACCTCTTAAATGCCCAAAATCAACTATTAGATACGACTGATAGAATCAGGGTACAGCAAGTTAAAAACCGTTTATTAATACCCGGTACAAGCGACGCTGGTAAAGAACTAGGGGACATTTTCCTAGAATTTGTACAGGGCCAAGCTGACCTTGCCAGTCGCGGACGCACCTTCCAATCCCGAACCGAGGAGATAGAAACTTCCTATATCTCTACCCTAAGAAATATCCGTAATCTACAAGAGCAACAGCAAGACGCTGAAAGAAATAGACTAAGAACGATTGAGGATATTAAACGGACTCAGGAAGACCTCAATCGTACTCTAGCTGATTTAATCCGACAAACCAATAAAGAATTAGGCTTTATTCCCCAATCAATCAAGGATATTGTCACTAATCTTAATACACTTCCAGAACCGATTAAATTAATCAATTCTGAGTTAGTGGCTATTCCCCCAAATATTAAGACTTCTGGAGAAGACTTAGTAAAAAGTATAGAGGAAACTGCTGAGGCAATTAGAAAAGCTAAGGAAGGTTTGATACTACCAGCACCTAGTAATTTCGCCCCTGCTCCTGTGTGGAATGGGGGAGGGTTTTTACCGCCGCCGCCTGCTTCATTTTCCACATTCCCCACATCTTCCACGCTACCCTCTACACTAACCCCTCGCGGACAGCAAGCATCTCAATATTTGAATAATCCTCAAATCAGAGCTTTTCTTGATCTTGTTGCCTATGCAGAAGGCACTGATTATATGCCTAATGAAGGATACAATACTTTATTTGGACATGGACAATTTGTTTCTTTTAGAGATCATCCACGACAAAGAGTTTCAAAAAACGGATTAAGGTCTGACGCTGCTGGAAGATACCAGATAATGCAAGCGACGTGGGATGAAGAAAAAGCGAAATTAGGATTACAAGATTTTTCACCGACATCTCAGGATTTAGTGGCAATAAGCCGAATTATGATGAGAGGTGCTTTAGATGAAGTTTTAAAAGGTGATGTGGTGGGTGCTTTATTTGCCGCTCGTCAAGAATGGGCAGCTTTTCCTGGTGCTGGATATGGGCAAAGAGAAAGAAGCAAAGAAAGTTTAACAAGAAAATATCAAGAAATTGTAAAAAAATATGAACAACCTTCCTTCACTCCATCGGCTTCTACTTCTTCAACTATTTTTGTTCGTCGTTCTGGACAAAAAACTCCTGAAGGACTAGAAATCCTACGGTTTGATTTAATAAAAGATGGTAAAATAATTGATACTGTTATCGGAGGAGTAACAGGAAGACCATCAACGCAGTCTGCAATTGGCACAAATAAAACTAATATTCGTGGCAGTGAAACTCCACTTCCTGACGGTAATTGGTCTATTGACGCTAACCACGCTTCTCGCTATCTTCGACAATTTAATTCTGGACAGTTTAGAAATTATAATCCCAGTCAAATTCCAGTAGGAACTGTTGGACCTGCGTGGATAGGAGCCGAACCAAAATTCTCTACTGGAAGATCACAAATCGGATTCCATTTAGACGATTTAAAGATTGGCAGCGCAGGTTGTATCGCTTTTACTGATCCTAATCAAATTGCAAAAATTGCTAACTGGGTAGTTCAATCAGGAGCTAATTCAATGTTTGTCGATCTTGACGGCAAACAAACAAGTCGCGGCGGTCAAGGTGGTTCTAGAGACTCCGCCCCTAACCCTTCTCCTGTCCCCTTGCCCACTTCTGTTCCTGCTTTACAACCTCCCCGTGTTTTAACAAAAGAAGAAACAAAAGAAGGAAAAGGTGGTCCAGAATTTAGTAGTCCTCCACCTATAGCCCAATTACCGACTTTACCTAATCAAAATCAAGATAACTTCTGGGATGCCGATTTACCACCGATTCTTAAAGACAATCCGATTAACTTCCAGAGTCCTAATTTACCTCCCGTTCCCAATCTTCCTACGGGTAATCTTGATGCGGCCGCTGATCAAATTCGCAACGCTGAAACAGCCAACCAAAACGCTGAGGAGTTCTTAAGACGGCTAGAAGAGCAACAAAATCTAAACAATGCTCTTGACAGATCAATAAAATTTAGACAACAGCAAGAGGAAGATGCCCGTGCATTAGAACGTACTTTAAGAGATGCTTCCGAGAATGTCGCTGATTTGACTATCAACTCTAAAGGGTATCTGACAGTACAAGAAGAAATTAATAAGAGTGCCACGGAAGTCTCTCGACAATATCGCTCTCAGATTGAATCACTACAAGACCAGCGACGGACTTTACTTTTAAATGCTGACGCTCAAAAAAAATACAGCGACGCAATAAAAGAAATCTTAGGAGAGTTTCAAGAAAAAGGTATAGCTCTTCCCCCTGAATTTGTCAAAGAGATAACAGATAGTATTGAGGTTTTAGCTAAAAACGCTGAATTAGCTAAAGAACGGGTAGCAATTCTTGATCAAGCAATTGAACAATTAGGCAAGAATCAGGGAGTAGCTACCTTAGAAGCATCATTTAGAAAAACCAGAGATACAGTCAGGAGTATTCGTGATCGGTTAAATGATTTAACTATCCAAAGAACGCAACTAGAATTTCAGTCTCGACCGACTTTATTTGATGATTCCGCTATCCTTGCCGAACGTATTAGCCTACAAAAAGAAAAAGAGGAATTAGAGGATTATTTAGAACCTTACAAAGACTTACCACAATACGCTGATTTTGTAGCTAATATCCGATCAGAATGGGAAAAACTTGCAGAATTAAGATTAGAGCGAGTAGCATTAGATGCCTCTCCAAATCGTGGCGCAGCTGAAAGCTTTTTCTCTGATATTAGAGAAGGAAAAGGAATAGGATCGGCTTTTAGTAGTCTTGGCTTAAATATTGCAACTAAATTTGTCGAAGGTATCACTAAACCTGCTATCGATGCTTTAACTTCTGCTATCGATGGTTTTACTAAACCAATAACTCAGGCATTTGAGTCAGTATTTAATGCAATCATCGGGCCAGTAGGCAACTTCTTTACTAATGCCCTAAACAGTATCTTTAAACCAGTAGGTAACATCTTTTCCTCTATTTTTGGGGGAGGTGGCGGAGGTGGCTTATTTAACGGGCTACTTAGTGGAATAACAGGGATTTTTAGTGGGGGACTAGGCGGACTTGGTTCGATTGGGTCACTTGGTAGTATAGGAGCCTCTAGCTTTGCTTCTGCCCCAGCTTCTGCTTTTTCTCTAGGTACAGGATTCAGCCTATTTAGTGATGGTGGGAAAGTTGGGGATGCCAATGCTCCGATAGAGAAAAATATCATTTCAGCTTTTCAGCGTGAACGAGCAATGTCGGGAGGCCGAAAACCTCGCTTGATCGTAGCCAATGAAGACGAATTGGTTCTTAACCCCAAAGAAACAGAAGCTTATCTAGACTACAGAAACAACGCTCCTATTAAGAACTACGCCAACGGGGGATTTGTCGGGGGCAAGCCTAATTACTCCACGACCTCAAATAACAATAGCTCTAATCAGTCTCTAGTGATCAATAACACCAATAACGTGACTGTAGAATCACGGAACGATATGGGGTATAGTTTGAATCAATTGAAAGAACGGGAAAATGCACAAAATGAACGAACTAAAAAACGATTTTTTGGGTAATCAAATTGTCACCGAAGCTCTTGAATGGCTCGGTACTCCTTGGTTTCATGGTCAATCGCTTAAGGGGATTGGAACCGATTGTGTAGGATTTATTGCTGGCGTGGGGATTAAAGTCGGATTCTTGCCCCATGATTTCATTATTGAAAACTACGAACGGATTCCCCGGAATAACTTCTTAGTGAGATTTATCGAGAGTATCTTGACAAGAGTAGAAGGTAGTCCAGATAAAGGAGATATTTTAGTCTTCCGTAAATCAGGTATAAATGGTCATGTAGGCATCTATTTAGGAGACGGGGAGTATATTCATGCTGACTCAGTAAATGGCGTGATTAAGACCTATATCCATGAATACCCGCCTGTACTAATTTATCGAGTACCTGTTTCGGGAGTGGTAAAATCATAGAAAATTACGATAACCCCGATGAGAAAGATTGTTTTAAGCTTATTGTTTTTAGGAATGATGCCTACCGTGGCACTGTCCCTCGATAATCAGACTCAAGAGATACTTGAGGAAAGAACTTGCCAGTATCTTAAGTCTGGACTGACACTGGGAGAAACTATGGGAGCGATTAGATATGCCGTTGAACAGAACAGTAGTTCGAGGTCACAGTACGAACCAATTAATATTTGGCGTGATTATTTTATCAACGAAAGAACAAGGAAAATCTTTGTCAACGCTAAAAAAAGATGCCCAGAGTTTTTTCCGCGTAACTGAGAGGCGATACCGTGGGAAGTTGGATTGTAGATAGATTGTAAATAACCCTATCTACAACCAAAACCGTTACCCTGTAAAGGTTCTAGACTTTGTAGATGCCGTTAATACTGTATAGAGGAAAAAAGAAAATAGGGTAAAAGGGGAAGACAGCCTCAGCAGTAAGAGCGTAAAAAAATAATATCGGGGAATAGTGTCAACAGTATCAACAAAGTCTAGAAGCTATATATATCAAGGGTTCTATTGTTAATAACAATATCTACAATCTAACTACAAACTAACAATGACTGCCAGCATAGGACACTAAAAAAGAGAGAGGATTAAAATAATCCTCTCTCTTTAACTATTTCTTTCTACTGACTAGAATCGTCAAGCAACTATGTGAAATGGTACAATTGTAGTAATGCCCCCGGTACTAACGGGGGACTAACCACATTACCTGAACAAGAGGCCAATATGGCTATTGAAATAGTATCACAGAATGATTGTCTTGTCGTTGATTCTCGTTTGATTGCTGGTGAGTTGGGGATTGAACACCGCGCCTTGCGTCAAACCATAGAAAAATACATTGACGAGATTCAAGAGCTTGGAGTTGTCGCATTTCAAATGTCGAAACCCCTAGAAGGCTCTAGCGGCGGTCGTCCTGAGCGTTACTGCTACCTGAATGAAGAGCAAGCAACTTTTTTGATGACACTGTCTCGGAATACTTCGCAGGTCATTGCTTGTAAGCGCAACTTAGTCAAGGCATTTAGTCAAGCAAAGCAACTTATCAAAGAAGTAATCCCCGCTCAAAGTGGACGTATTCGAGAATTAGAACTTGAGTTAGAACTGACAAAAGCCAAAACCTACTACATGGATCGGCGTGACGCAATTCGATTAATACATGGTGCTGAGGTTTTAGCCTTGTTAGATGGCCGTCCAGATATTGTGATCGAGAAGGTTGAAAAAATTACTGAGACAATTATCTGTAAAAACGGACGAAACGTGAGTTTTGAGGGTCGTTCTACTGCTGAGTTAGGGAAAGAACTAGGATTCAAGTCTGGAAGAGAGTTAGAGCGTTGGTTAGAGAAGAATGGACACTCTCATTTAGTGTGTCAGGGGTTGCGAGTTAATCAAGCATCCTATGTCCCCACCGAAAACCTCAAGGAAGTTAAGCATCTTTTTTCTAAGGCTAGAAACCGTCAGCTATTAATCGGAGAATAAAGTTAAAAGTGCCAGTTCACAGACTGGCACTTTTAATGTTAGCTATCCCAATAACATCCTTGAGTATCAGTCATCGGGTAAACTTCTAATTAATTCCCGGACTACCTCGGTTATTGACCGCTTCCGGGCTTTACAGTAGTTTTTTAGCTTTTTCTCTTCTGATTCTGATGTACGGACGTTAAGAGGATAATAATTTTTATCTGACATTTCTAGTAGGCTTATGGTAGATTTAAGTAAGTCAAATATAGTTTAGCACCTTTTTCTGCTATAAGTTATGTTTAATTCCCGATCTAATTATGTTAAATTTACCGCTTGGACTAACTTAGATAGTTGCAATATATCGCAAGAAAGATTACTTACAAAAGAGATTTTGATCGCAATTACTCCTGAATTAGCCAAAAAGTCTGGTAATTTTAACGATACTTTTAGCTATTGTTCTGTTTTAGTTGCCCCAGAGATTTTTGAAAAATTTATCATCACTGAAACAGGATTAAATTATACGGTTCAGACTGTTGATGTACTAAGACTATTATACTGTTGGGAAGCTTTAGGTTTTCCCTTTCATATTGATACTACTGCCTTTAACTTTTATAAGGGTTGGGCTATAGGTTCTGATGTGGGAACTGGTATCCCAAAAAATCTTTAGACCTCTTACTTGACATTTCTATAAAGCTTATGGTAGATTTAGATAAGAATAAAGGAAGGTCGATCCATGAAAGTCAGAGAAAGTAAAGTTAAGCGTAAAGTAGATGAGTATCAAATTCAAAAAATGCCTAGTTCTAAAGACGGGCATCTAAGGTTTGGTATCGCAAAAAAGACTCCTAAGAAAAAAGAAGAAAAATCTCCTATGGAAGTCTTGGAATTTAAGATACATCCTACTAAAGAACAAATCACAGAGATTGATCGTTCTTTAGCGGCGTGTAAGTTACTCTGGAATCTTTCGATCGCACTTAAGGAAGAATCAAAACAGAGGTATTATCGTAAAAAACATAAATTCGATAAGTTTAGCCCTGAAATATGGGAGTTAAGTTATTCTGGGGATTACGACGAAAAAGAGTTTAAAACCCTTAAAGATAAAGAGAAAGAACTTTTAATCAGCAATCCTTGCTGTAAAATCGCCTATTTCAAAAAGACAAGTAACGGAAAAGAATATACTCCCTTAGATGCTATTCCTATCCGTCGTTTTATGAGTGTCGATGACATTGATAAGGATGCTGTTAACTATCTTAATAAACAGAAACTTGCTTTTTATTTCCGAGAAGATACAGCAAAATTTATCGGTGAAATTGAAACAGAGTTTAAAAAAGGCTTTTTTAGAAGTGTGATTAAACCTGCTTATGATGCCGCTAAAAAAGGTATCCGTGGGATTCCTAAGTTTAAAGGAAGACGGGATAAGGTAGAGACTCTTGTTAACGGTCAACCTGAAACTATAAAGATTGAATCTAATGGAGTTATCGTTTCCTCAAAGATAGGATTACTAAAAGTACGGGGGATTGATCGATTGCAAGGGAAAGCTCCTCGAATGGCTAAAATTACTCGTAAAGCGACGGGATATTACTTACAGCTAACCATCGAAACTGACGACACGATCTATAAAGAATCCGATAAATGTGTTGGTTTAGATATGGGTGCTGTGGCAATATTTACCGATGACTTGGGGAGACAATCGGAAGCTAAACGCTACGCAAAAATTCAGAAAAAGCGACTTAACCGATTACAGCGTCAAGCTTCTAGACGAAAAGATAACTCTAATAATCAGCGTAAAACCTACGCTAAACTCGCTCGTGTTCACGAGAAAATTGCTCGTCAGCGAAAAGGGAGAAATGCTCAATTAGCCCATAAAATAACCAGCGAATATCAATCAGTTATTTTAGAAGACTTAAAACTAAAAAACATGACAGCCGCCGCAAAACCTAAAGAAAAGGAAGACGGCAATGGCTATAAACAAAATGGTAAAAAAAGAAAGTCTGGATTAAATAAAGTATTGCTTGATAATGCCATCGGTCAACTTCGCACGTTCATCGAGAATAAAGCTAACGAACGTGGCAGAAAAGTGATCCGAGTTAATCCTAAACATACTTCACAAACTTGCTTCAATTGTGGTAATATTGATAAAGCTAACCGCGTTAGTCAATCGAAGTTTAAATGTGTTAGCTGTGGTTACGAAGCTCACGCCGATCAGAATGCCGCCGCAAATATTCTGATTCGTGGCTTACGAGATGAGTTTTTAAGAGCGATCGCCTCTTTAATCAAGTTTCCTGTCTCTATGATTGGAAAATACCTCGGTTTAGCGAGGGAATTCACGCCTGATCTTGATGCAAATCAAGAGTCTATCGGGGATGCGCCGATAGAGAATGCCGAACACTCGATTAGTAAGCAGATGAAGCAGGAAGGGAATCGCACCCTCACTCAGTCCGAGAATGACTCGCAATCTCTTATTTTTTCTTCCGCCCCACCTCAGCCGTGCGAGGATAGCCACGGCATAAATAACCCGAAAGCCTTACCTAATAAGGCATCTAAGCGAAGTTCCAAAAAATCACGGGGCGCAATCCCCGAAAACCCCGACCAGCTTACGATCTGGGATTTACTAGCCTGATTTTTTAGACCGAGCAGAACCTTGAAAACTGAATTTTAGCGAATGGGGCGCAATCCTTACCCGAAACCCTTTTATATCAAGGGCTAAAGGAAGATGGGAAGCAATTAAGCTTAAGCTTTATTAGGGATTGAAACTTCTGGCTTCGTAGAGGATGGCAGCAGTAGCGAGAAGCAATTAAGCTTAAGCCTTATTAGGGATTGAAACTATTGGTTTATTCTAGCTCAATGATAAAATAGGGAAGCAATTAAGCTTAAGCCTTATTAGGGATTGAAACGATGAAGACGACTGGGAAGCATTTAAGCAGTGGGCGAAGCAATTAAGCTTAAGCCTTACTAAGGATTGAAACAAAACTTTAAAACCATGCTACAAATTATCTCAGGATATAAATTAGAGGGATTATCGATTGCATCTATCGGGATGCGTCAATCTCTAGAAGCAATCGATGCTCTAGTATCTGACTTCGTAAGTAGAAGCGACTACCCAGTAATCTCTAATGTTTTGGATTTTTTCAGTTACTGGCAATTAGAGGAAACAAAACTATGCCAACTTCTAAAACACTGGCGACTTAGCAATACATTAATTAAATTAGTATTTTGGGTAATTGAAAAAGACCTGCTTAGTGGACTATTTCTTTTTTACCAATTACTAAAAGGATGCATCAAAAAAGCTAGAATACACACAACTTCAATAGAACTCGTTGATTTTCTGCTAGAATACTGGCCAAGCAATCAGATTACTGTGATTAAAAAATCAAAAGTATTTAATAAAGACCTTGCTCAAAAAATCAGAAATCGAGGGCTAGATATATTAAGATAAACCTACACCTAAAAGAAGGCACTATGATCATGGAAAAATACACTTTGACTAAAATAGAACAAGATGGGAGTGCTAAAACTTTCATCTATGAACCAACTGACACAGAACCCACTAAAAAAGAACTTAAGGATAAATTAGTAAAAATCTTAATGAAAATCAAAACACTGACAGCAGAAAAGATAAATTTAATTTATTTTCTTATCAAAACTATAGACAAATAACTTTAATTGTAGTAAAGTAACATAGAACACCTAAAAAGATTAAACTAAAATGAAGTCTAAAAAACAGAAAAAACCTTATTTATTAGTGGCTGTAAATTTAATTATTTTTACCTGTGTATTTACTGTCATAAGACTTAACAACTTACAGCTAACATGGTCAGAGTTGTTTCTCAGGTTTTGGTATATTTGGCTTTGGGTTGCAGTTTGTTTAGGATTAACTTTTGAAAAGTTAAATGTAAAATAAGTGGTAGGATTTAAATAAAGTCAAGACTATTAAGACATGAAAAAGACTAAACAAATAAACTATTACCTTTTGATTGCTGTCATGACTATCAAAAGCTATTTACCTATTATTTGGACTATCCTTAAAGAAGATGTTCCTTTTGGATGGTATAATTTTTTTGAGAATTTTCGTCTTTGGCGAAAATTAATAGCTGAAAAAAATATACAATTGATAAATTTTTGGAAAGATTCTTTTTGGTGTAATCTTAATTTTTACAGAGAATAAATCTAATATAGTTAATCTGTAACAAATTATTAAACTTTCCTAATATCTTGATAACAAACAATATGCCCTTTATGTTTCCATTTAATTCTTGTCATTCTTGCTCTATTCAAGACAGTGAGTCAGTAAGACCTGTTGAAAACTATCCTCAACAGCATCAAGGACTTTTCAACGATATTAATAAAAACCGTCAAACTCAAAAAGGATTAGAAGGTTATTTACAAGCCTTTTTAAATATTTGGAATCGAGAATTAGAACCTGATGGTGAATTCAGTTGGCAGATTATTCGCCCTCAATTTCTGGGGTTAGAAAATCCTATGTTAGCTGTTGTTTTCTCCACACAAGAGTACGGAGAAAACCCTCAACCCGTTTCTGAATTAGAACAAAAGCAAAAATTAGAAGCTATTAATCAACTAATAAAACAGAAAAATGATTTAGTTTGTTTAGTTTCTAATACAGAAATTATCATTATCAAGCGCAATGAACAAAGGCTCTGGACTTGTAGCATGGCGCGTAAAGACGCAGGAGAAGCAATGCTTCAACTTCTTAATTTGCAAGAATCTCAAAAGAATCAAGAAAATCAAAAACCAATATGATTGACAAGCATTAAGAATTATAGTAAGATAAATTTAAACAAGGGATTGCAACAAACAAGGGTTGGTGGCCGAGTAGTCGAAGGCGACAGACTGTAAATCTGTAGATTTAATTCCACGCTGGTGCAAATCCAGCCCAACCCACTTAAAATCAAACATATTGACAAAATCAAAGACTTGACCTATGATAAAAAGTTACAGCGATTACAGTCACACTATGTTTGATACAAATAAATACTTAGAATTATTAAAACAATACCCTCCTCGTCCTATTTACGACAAGGAAGGGCTAGAAAACACGGAAAGAGTTATCAGTTCTTTTTTAGATAAAATCATATTAGATAAAATTCAATTGACAATAGAAGAAAGGGAGTATTTAAGTGTTTTAGGAACTTTGATTTATGAGTATGAGGAAAATCAAGAGCCAATACCTGATATTTATGGACTTGAATTGTTGAAATTCATATTAGAGGAAAGAAACCTACAAAAGCAAGATTTGCTATCTATTTTTGAAAGCAAGTCAATCTTGGATGATATTTTTGATGGACTACAAGAGTTAACTCCTATCTACATTCAAAAATTAGCCAATTTTTTAAATATATCTCCTGCTTTATTTTCCCCAAAACAAATCAAGGGTTGATGGCCGAGCGGTTGAGGCAACGAACTCATAATTCGTCTTAGGCAGGTTCAACTCCTGCTCAACCTATTAGAATAGAGAAAATACTATTTAAAAAGCCGTGGCTAATTTTCTCATTCCCATAGCAATAGGAGTCGGAGCTAACCTATTATTATCTCTATTTGCTCCTAAACCTCCTGTTCAACAAAAAGGAAGAATTGAGGATACTGGTGTTCCCGATGCTGAATACGGCAAAAGCCTATCCTATTCTTTTGGGAAGGTGAGAAAAGAAGGGCTAACTATGATGTGGGGGATTCCTCTTAAGGAAGTCGTCACATCCGAAGGACAAGGCGGAAAAGGTGGTAGTAGTGGGCAAACTACCGAAGTTTACACTTATTTTCTGACAGCCGCTTATCCAATTGCCAGAAAAATTGGCTCTGTTAGGCGAGTTTGGATGAACGGCGTTCTTGTTTACAATTCCGAAACTAACGACGAAAAAAGCCTAAAGTTTATTGAGCATACAACTATTTATACTGGCAATCAAACTACGCCATCGTCAGTAATTCAGTCAAAAGAATCCAACCTAGTACCTGCTTTTACTGGAATGTCTTTTTTACTTTTTAATAATTATCCGATTGCTAATTATGACGGCACTGGATTTCCTGCTATTGATGTTGAGGTGATTGGAGAAAGTGGAGACAATCCAAAAATAAAAAATATTTTGAAAACTATTTGTAAATTAGCTGGTAGAACAGACGATCAAATTGATGTGACTGACATTCCTGATGATTACCGAATTCAAGGATTTGATTTATTGTTTGATGGGACATCTTTTGCTGATCAGTTGGAAGAACTTATGAGAGCTTTTTTTATTGTCGCAAGGGAGCCAAAAGATAAAATCATTTTTAAAAGACAAGAACAATCATCTGATCCTATTTTTATTCCTAAAAGCTCTTTTGGGTCTAAAAAATTTGGAGAAAATCCTATTGACCTTAATGAAAAAAAACTGACTCATTTTAGAGAAACTCCTAGTGCCGTTACAGTATCTGGACTAAATGTTTTAAAAAATTATGAAACTATTACCGCAGTAGCTAAAGACCCATCAGATACTCACACAAACGAGCTTAGTTTCCAAACTAAACTAATAGACATAGATATGTTTTTTATGGATATCGCCTCAAGAATTCTTTTTTTAGGGAAAACGCAATCAAAAACTTTCTCAAAAATGTTTTTATTACCAGCATGGGAAAATTTAAAGGTTGGGGATATAATTTTTACTGATGATAATAACAATTATCATCAAGAATTGATGCAAATCACCAAAAAAGTAAGAGGCGTAAATTATTTAATTGAAATTGAAGCTACTCGATTTCAAGGAGTAGGATATTTACCAGATATTCCTATAGATAACGAATTTCCGCCAGACAATAACACTCCTCGTCCCTACGGACGCGCTAACGCTATTCCTATTGAATGCCCAGTGGTTAATAGCCAAGATACAGACATAGGAATTTATGTGGCAATTGAAGGTAACTCTAGTTTTAGCAAAGGAGCATTATTTTATTCTGATGACAACGGATCAAGCTATGATTTTGCTGTTGGCAATGTTGTCAACAGCGTAACTGGTACTGTATTAAGCTTTTCCCCAAATTTTAACAACGCTTCTCCTAATTTTATTGATGATTTAAATTGGATACGAGTAAGCATGAATTCAGGGCAATTAGAGCCAGTTACCCTTGAAACATTTCTATCAGGCAAACAATTAGGTTGGTTTTCTACTGGAGAAATTATAGCTTTTAAAAATGCTGCTATTGTGTCCAGCAATCCTTTAACATTTGATATTTCATATACAATTCGTGGAGTCAAAGGAACTGAACCGACTATCTCTAAGCATATAATAGGGGAAAAATTTGTGCTACTAACTAATTATTTAGTTCGACTCCCTTTAAATCTTTTTGATATTAATCGAGAATATTTATTAAAAGTAGTTCCTAATGGATTACTTGAAACTGATATAGAGGAGGAAGTTTCTCACACAATTACTTTAGAAGGATTGAAGCCTTTCCCTTGTGCTGTAAGAGGCGAAAAAGATAATAACGATTTAATTATTACTTGGTATCGACGGACGCGATTAAATGGTCGTTGGATCGACTATATCGACATTGCTTACGCAGCAGGAGAATTGGACAGCTATGTAGTCAGAATTTACGACGAGTCCACAGTAAAACGAGAATGGTCAGTATCGTCGGCCCGAAGCGTCGTTTACACAGAATCGCAACAGATAGCCGACTGGGGGTCAGTCCAATCGGCTTACACAGTACGAGTTTTTCAAAATTCAAGCTATCCAGTGCCTTTTAAAGAATCACTAGCAACGATTATTTGATTGGAATCAAGACCATTATCGCCTGACATAGTGGGATTAGCAAGATGTAATTTTAGAGGCATAATTACAAGCTATTTCTCACAAAATTGAAGATAATAAAATATGTCGTCATATTCTTTATTCATTTTACAAACCCAAGCTTCAAGAGTAGCTATTTCGCTATAATCAAACCATTTTCCGTGTCCAGATAATTCTTTTTCACGATCTATAAATTCTGCCAGTTTAATTTTGGAAAAATGCCCCGCTATTCTAACTTTTTGAGTTTTTCTCGACTCTTCTAATAAATTATTACGACCCATTGGCATTTTTTCATTTACCAATGTTGTATTCATTTGATTTGTCCTCTTTGTTTTGCTTACTTTTCTAATATAAATCGATTCTCTCGACAGGTGTTGGCGAAGTGTGACAGTGTATCAAGTGTCACTATTGGTACTTTTGTATCAAATATATTTACTGTTCTTTTGTAATTTTATTGTTAATAAGGTTATTAACAATCAAAACCTTTACCCTGACTAGGTTTTAAGTTTTGTAGATGCCGTTGATGCTTTATGGGAAAAAAAGAAAATAGGAAGGAATAATAAACGAACTAGACAATAAGAGGGGTGAAAAAATAATATTGGGGGATAGTGATAACAGTATTAACAAAGCCTGAAACCTATATATATCAATAGTTCCATTGTAGATACCCTTATCTACAATCTATTAACGATAATAACTTAGTTCTTTTGTACTATTATCTTTTTGTAATTTTTTTGTAAGTTTTTTTTTAAAAATGCTTGACAATTCTAGTAATTTACTATAAGATTGTATTAATCAAATTTTAGAGGAGAGATGCTTATCACCCATATCTCGGTAGATTATGGACAGAAAATCAATCTCGGTAACTTTGAGTCTGTGAATGTGAGTATAAATATTCATGGAAAACCAGAAGACGGCGAAGATCCTGACGCTTGCTATGAATTTCTTGTAAATCAAGCACAGCAAGTGGTTATGTCGAAACTTCTGGAAGTAACAGAGGCTCATGATGTCACTTGCCCAAGTGTGGTCAAGTATTTTGCTGGTAAAGAAATAGATGAGTTTCCATCATCTCTTAAGTTCAGCGATCCTTACACCTATTTTTAGGAGAAATATTATGTCTAGTGAAATTGTCAATATCAAATCTTCCCCATTAGAACTTAAGACGGTCGATGACATTTACAGGGTCTCTGATATTCTCGCGAAATCGGGAATGTTTGGGGATGTACAAAGTGCTGCTAAATGCTTTGTCAAAGTTTTAGCGGGAAAAGAGTTAGGCATTCCTGCTTTTGCCTCGATGACTGGTATTCATTTAATACAAGGAAAGCCTGCGCTAAGTGCTAATTTAATGGCAGCTTTAATTAAAGGATCGGGTAAATACCGATACAAGAAGATTAAACACACGCCAGAAATCTGCGAATTAGAGTTTTTTGAGCTTTGGCAAAACAACTGGGAATCATTAGGAATTAGTTCTTTTTCAAAAGACGATGCCCAAGTAGCGGGACTTCTCGGAGGGAATCCTAACTGGAAAAAATACCCCAAACCTATGCTTTTTGCAAGGGCGATTTCTACCGGGTTCCGTGAGTTTTGCCCCGACTTAGCACTTGGCGCACCTATTTACAATCCTGATGAACTAGGCGCTGAAATTGGCGAATCTGGTAATGTAGTAGATGTGGAAGTATCTTTGCCAAGTAAACCACAGTCGGTGCTATCAGAGGATCGCAAGCAGGCTGGAATTACTTGGGCCGTAAATCAAGGATTACCTAAATCACAAGCAGAGCAAGTCGCCCAACAAGCAACTTCTGAAAAAGAATTAGCCGACCTCCTGAAAAAAGCTATAGACGCAATAGTAATAGAAGTTGGCAGTGAAAATATTGATCCTGGTGAACTCCTCAGTGAAGATTTTTAATAGTTAGTTGTCAGTTGTCAGTTATCAGCAACTTATTAGGAGTAAATCAACGTCTATGTTCCCAGTTTTCAAAATAATCAAAATGCTCCGATCTCCAGAAGATGACATGACGGATTTTATCTTTTTAGGACAACAATATCGGTTAATAGCAAGGCCAATAAAATACTGGAAGTATTTTCCGTGGTTTCGTGGCAAGCGTTTTTTTTATCAGTGTCCGTGGCTAACTATTTTTTCTTTTCCCAGCGTCGATCCTAGCGTTTTGTTAGACGATAAAAGTAATTCACTTAAAAACCATTAGGAGTAAACCAATGACACATCAAGAAGAATTAATAAAAGATTGGAGTTTAGAACGACAAATTAAAGCTTTATCTATCGTGGCTCCTAATTTACATCTTTTTATGAAATATAACCCAGAACAGTTAATGGCATTAAGCCACAGTAACCGAGATGCTTTTGACCTTTTTGCGTCAATAATGATGGATACATCTAAGCGGATGAAACAATAAAAAAAGGACAGTTCATAAATACTAATAGTTTAATTTTGGCTATCAGCTATCAGTAAAAACTAGCACAATTGGGGAGTAAAACAGTGAACATCAACTCGCATCTCAAAGAGGAGCTATATAAGCTTATGATTAAAAATAAATATCTCGAATTATCTCTTGACTCAAAAAATTGGATTGATGATTTATTAAAAAAATCTCAAACTAGCCAAATAACTAAAGAGATATTAATCTGGTGGTGGGAAGGAGATATACAAAAAGGATACGTCTATCTGTACTTATTCGATGGTAAATGGAATCTCTCTTTTATTAATCGGGTTAAATTTTGGGTTATAACTATTCTTATGCCTATATGTACAGGAGTTGCTATTCCTTCTCCTCTTAAAAAAGATTTTGATCTTTTCAGAGAAGCTTTAACACTAGCGTCGATTTTTCTAGCAGAAAAAAGCTGGTATAAAGAAATAACCGACAATACAACTAAGGAGTAAAAAAATGAAAAACCTGACCTATCGAGTACTAATCAACTTAAGCTACGCTGAGTTGCCAACAGAAGCCAAGCAATATGTCGATCGCTTAGTTCTTAAAACATCAAAAAACCCTTTTGCATCAAAACTACTAGAAGGAGTTTATGAAAGCGTAATCAAAGCAGATAGCAATGATATAGAATGTCTTTTAAGCAGTGCATTTATTGACGCTGATTCAAATAGGAAAGTAGGATGTTTTTGGCGTTTTAAAACTGCTATATTCCAGTTTATCTTTTCGATTTTAACAGGTGTAGCAATACCTAATCTTTTCAAGAAAAACTATTGTCTTTTTCTACAATCTCTTGTTATAGCTAGTTACCTTGTAGAGGAGGGTTATGTCATTCTCCCATTGATGGGACTACGAATAAAGCAAGAAACAACTAAAAATAATCACAACTGAGGAGTAACAAAATGAGCGCAAAATCAAGAGACAAAATCAGAACTTATGGGTCTGCAAGAGGAGAGTTAATCGTAGTCGATCCCCAGCTAATTTCTTTTAGACTGGCTAATGGGGGATTTGTCGGGCCGAGAATAGGAATACATGACGACGGCAAAATGCGCGTCCTACCTAGCGAAACCCATTTAACCTTTAGTCAAGACTTAATTGAGTCCATCTCAGGGGAAAACGGATGGAATACCCGCGTTACCTACGATTTGGAGCTAATTCAGGAACTAGCCGATAAAATACTAGCATCGGGAACAATTTATCAACCTTTACATTTAGTCGCCGACGGCGATAGATTGTTTCCTATGGACGGGCATCGGAGGGTCTTGGCTTGGTTGCTTTTAGCGTTTCAAGGGATTATTATTCCTAATGTTTCGGCGATTATTAAGCCTCTAGCATCAGGTCTGACCGTCCGTGATTTAGAATATCAAATGCTCTCCTATGGCACTGATAGCGAAAAACTATCAGTGTACGACAAAGCGAAACTGATCAAAAGACATCTACATGAGGACAGATTAATAGGTTTAGATAAAGACCAATCGTGTCAGCAATTTTGCCAAAAAACAGGATGGAAAAAATCAGAATATGACCGAACCCTAGAGATTTCCTCGATGTCTAATCAGACATTAAAGGCAATTGAAGGCAAAGTGTCCGAAACGACTTTACACAACCTTGTAAGGAAAAATGATCTGACACTCTCGGAAAAAGAAAATGTGCTTTTAGAGACTGTAGCTATAGCAGAAGAAAAAAAAATAAAAGCCACTGGGGAATTAGTCGAATCGGTAACAGCCAACTTTATAGAGTCTAAAAATCCAACTGACTCCGATGAGAGTGTAAAACCTAGCGACGAAACGGAACCAAAACCCATTAAACTTACTCCTAAAGCTAAAGATATTAAATATCTATTAATGACTTTAGCAACCGAAGGGAATGCGAGGCAAACAGATGATGATACAATGAGTGTGGACTTTCCCAAAGAGTTATGGGAAAAAGTTATTGATTTTGTAGAGAGATTATAAGATTAGTTGTCAGTTATCGGTTAGAAATTGCTAAATAAATTAAAAAACGATGAGCCAAAATCATGCACGTACAAAAACTCAAATTAGACTGCTATCCCAAAAATTAGCAGATACAGTCGGTAGAGAAATATTTGCTTCTTTAGAAAGAGGAGATCAAGAAGATATCTTTGAGCAAGTGCTTACAAACCTCTACAATTGCTATAGACTTAATATCTACATGAAAAGTTGGTGCGGAACCACATTTCATGTCATTGAAACCCTGCTATCTAAACTGGAAAAAACAATGAACCCAAAAAATACACTTAACCCCGAAATTCTACTGATGGCCACAAAACTAGCAGACCAAGTCCATGATATTTTTCCCTTTTCTAGCAAAGAAGAAAAAACAGTCTTTTTTGAATTAATGCTTTTAGATTTGTCGCTTTTAGCTTTTCAAGACGGATGTGTAGCGGCAGGGAATGGGCTAAAAACAATTGAAGCTTTACTATCTAAGTTAGATTAGTTTAAAATTAGCTATCAGTTATCAACTAAAAATCAAAACAATTAGGAGTAAAACAATGACAAAACCACTAATATTAAATGAGCCAGCCTCTTTTCAGCTTCAAGAAATGATCAAAAAATTATTAGAGTTAGAAGATGCTAGTGGCTTCAATAAAGAGGAAAAAGCTATTCTCTATGAACAAATGCTCAATAAATTAGTGTCTTTAGACTGTGTAGAAGCAAGATGTGCATTAGAAACGATTAAAGTTTTATTAATTGAGATAGAGTGCCTTTCTTCAAATTGTCCTGCTCGTGAAACAGAGTGGCCTTGTCCTGACCCCGTACAACTAAGTCCAGAAAAAATAGAACAAGAAAAAAAACAGGCAGAAAAAAAGATTTTTAGAAGTGTTCACACAAAAAATACTTGGGAGTCTAGAAAAAATTGAAATAGTTTACGGATATACAGTTTATGTATTTTCTGATGGCAGCCGATGGAACTTAGAGAATTATTATAGACATTTAGAAAGTATTCCCCTTTACGGTTCGTACTTAAGTGACTATGGAATTAACCGAAAAGATAAAGAAGGATTTACTCCAGTTAGAACATATCAAGCAACAAATGATATGTTTCAATAAATCTCAAATAAAAAACAGAGGGTTAACCCTCTGTTTTTTTCTGTTATACTCCGATCAGTTTATCCTGTAAATATTGGTAAACCTCTTTCTGTAAATCCTTTGGGGCAGAACACAGAAAAGCTTTCACGTCTTCTAGATCGATCTCTTTAATCATCTTCTGTAACTCATCTAGCTTTGAGTAAAGAGACTCAACTTCTTTAATTACAAGCTTTGCTTTAACTTGAGTATCAGCTTCCTGAAAAAGTTCGGGAACTAAATTAGGATTTTTAACACAATCCTTTTTTTGATTGATTGGATCTTTTAGAAAATCCTGAATTGTTGGCCAGTCGCCATTAAGATAATTCACAAAAGAATCTATATCAAGACCAAATACAGCAGCTAGTAATCGCATATTCCCTAGATCAGGGCAACTAGCGATATTTTTTAGCTCCCAGTTTTGAACCGCTCCCCCAGAAAATTCTGTGCTAGGTAATCCCAATCGCCGGCCTTCTTTTAGTATCCACTCAGTAAATTCGGCTTGGGTCATACCTAGCCCCATCCTTTTTGCCTTAATAGTGTCGGACATTTTGCTTATCCCTTTTTCTGTCAGAGCCGAAGCTTTTACTCGTTTGCGGGGTGTTCCGTCGCTATTGAATCGTGGTGTAGCCATAAAAGTGTATTTTGATAAGATACCCTTATCTTACACTGCCTTACAAAAAACTTACAAAAAACTTACAGGCAATCTCGACTTTTATGATACAATATAGAAAATTCTGTAAATTAAGCCATGTCTGCCAATCAAGATGCTCCAACAAAAGTTGTGTCAATCCGGGTAAAACGAGAGCTATGGACTGAGATTTGTCAAAGGGCTGAGGTTTTAGACCTAAAGACCCAAGAAGTGTTTGAGATTGCACTAAAATCCTACCTTTTTATCCCCATTAATGCCGAACTCAATGCTAGAAAAGAGGGCGAAGCTGCGTTTTACAACTCCTTACATAACCTAAAGCCTAAGCGTAGCAAGGATTTACAGATGTAGTGTAAGTGTAGTATTTACCGATCAAGAAAATTCTGCTAGGATAGTAGATACTTTGATTTGTTTCCTACCACTCCACCTAACAAAAAACCCGCTCGGAAGCGGGTCGTGTAAACAAAACACTTTTCTTTTATTTCAATAACATTTATGGTAACACAATCCTCGAATCGTGTCAAGATCGATAAAAACAATCCTTGCCCCCACTGTGGCAAGCCTAATTGGTGCTATATGTACACAGCCGAGGACGGCAATCTACTCTCGGTATGCAAGCGAAACTACGACCCCGCACCAGGATGGGAAAAATCGAGCAAAGTAGATAGTGAGGGTACACCGCTCTACTATCTCAAGAAAGAACCCAAATTTTCTGCCTATAAAGAAGAAAAAGCCCAATACTTCGTTTACCCTCCTCTTGCCAATGGGTTAAGAGTCCGTGTGTACCGGAAAGATTATTTTGATACAGAAAAGCAAAGATGGGACAAAGACATAAAACAACAACATTCTACAGATAATGGTAAAAATTGGAAATGGGGCATAGGTGATATTGAGTACAAAGATATACCTCTTTATCGTCAGAACCGCCTAGAAAAGGCTATTAAAGAAGGAATCCAGATTTTCATAGTTGAGGGTGAGACTAAGGTAGAGAAACTAGAATCTCTAGGATTAGTTGCCACTTGTAATATAGGCGGATCAAAAAAATGGCAACCGTCCCACGCAGAAGCTTTAAAGGGAGCAAATCTGATTTTATGTCCTGATCGTGACAAAGGGGGAGTGGCTCACTGCCAGAAAATTTATCAAGATTTCCCCGATGCAAAATGGCTTTATGCGTATCCAGATTCTCCTTTGTGGAATCATTTACCAGATTCTCAAGGGGTAGATATTCTTAATTGGATTGAGGAAAAGAAAATCGATCTTGAGGAATTATTAGCCTCAATAGTTAATAAACCAAAAGAAATAAAAGAGAAAAAAGAAAAAGAAGTCACAGTAACAGAAACCATGACCTTCCAAGACCTAATAACAGCCATTGACGGCTGTATTGGTCAAGACGAAATTACCCGAACTCAGTGGCAAGAAAAAGTCGATCTGTGGGCAAAAGCCACTGGTAAGAAACCATCAGAAATACGACATTTAATTGAAATCCGTAAAACAGAAATAGCAGAAGGGGACGCTATCAAATCAGGATTAGAAGGGTTCCTGAAAGGTAAGCATTATCAGCAGAAAGAGATTGATCTTTTTGAGATACTTCCGAAACCTTTAGCCGAAGCGATTATAAGCCGTGCCAAGACATTAAATCAACCCCCAATCAGATTGCTGCATTCTTTATGGCCAATACTAGGAGCTATTTTAGGAAGTCGGTTTGCAATTAACCTCCGAACTACAGTAAGGGATAGGGAATGCTGGAAGGAATACCCGATCTTCTATTGTGCAGACTTGGGCGGGGTTTCTACTGGAAAAACTCTCACTCAAAACGAAGTTTGTCGGGTTTTGAAAAGAAAAGATTTAGCCGAGCAGAAGAGAGTTACTAAGGAACAATCCACACTAGACGATCTAAAAGCTGCGTGGCAAGAGATGCCAGCGCCAGATCGCAAGGCAAACAAAACAAACGCTGAAATCAACCCTCGTCTTTATGAGAAAGAACACTGTCAGGCGCGTCGGTGGTTTTATGATGAAGGTACTCTTGATGGTATTTTAAAAACAATGTCCTCGCAACCTTCTTGGCAAGGTGGGGTAGTCGTATATGATGAGCTATCGGGATTTTTCGAGGGATTAAATCAGTACCGATCAGGTGGTAAAGGGAATGACCGGCAACGAGATTTAAGCAACTGGAATGGCCCTATCCGAAATACGTTTGACCGCGTAAACAAAGACAGCAGATATTACCTAGATGGGCAAACACTTAATAAATTAGGTGGGATACAAGTCGAGAAACTCAGAAAATATCTTGATTTATCCAATGATGTCGATGGGGCAGTTTCTCGGTATCTTTTTTTACTGCACGAACCCCTTGATCCTCGTCCTGGCAGACCGCCAGAAGATCCCAACTCTGTTGACGAGTGTATCGAAAATATTATCAATCAAATCAGTGGAATTAGTCTAGAAGCTGATGAAAATGGGATTATCGATCCTTATAATTGCTGGTTTACCTCAAACGGGGAAGACTACGCTTTCGGGATTAAATACCATTACGAGATACTTATCAAGAAGTACCGAGCGATCAATCCATCGTTTGCTTCCTACCTAGGCAAACAAATGAAGACCTTTTTAAGGCTTACATTAAGTATCCATATACTTAATTGGATATTTGATCCAGATAATACCAATCTTTACAGTATTCCTGTACAAACGGCCATTAAAGCTGCTAAGATGACCGACTTCTATATCAGTCAATTCTTGACAATTCAAGGAGTCACGTCTCAGGACGAAAATCCAGTACAGGGCATTTTATCCGAAATCTGGGAGATTGTTAAAAGCGCAGGCCAAATCAAACCTCGGGACGTTGTCGGCAAATTCGGCGGGCGTAAAATTAATGGGGAAAAAGTAAATACATCTATCGCCCGTACCCTACTTACTCAGTTGGAGCAAGCTGGCTATGGACGACTAGAAATTAAGTCGAGGGGTATGGTATTACACTATCAAGAGCCAAAAGAATTAGAAGCTTTTGAGATAGAAGATGAATCCCTAGAATATCAATCAGAGATAAAAGAAGAAATTGTTCAAGTTGCCAGTCCCACACCAAAACCCGAACCAGTTTCTGACACTGAGATAGTAGAAGTTGAATCAGAGCCAGTCGATGAGTTATCGGCTGATGGTGTCCATATCGATAGCCTCCCTGATCTTGAAAAAGAAACCGTATTAATACGAACGGCTGCATCTGTAGAGATAGGAGAGCGAACTATCCCACCAAGAGCGGTCGGAAAAGTTATAGAAGCAACTTTTGACACTTTTGACAATCAATGGCTTTTGAGGGTAGAAACTATCTTAAATGGGTCTGTGATCACTTTTTCAATTCCATTCTCTAACTGTTATCTACAGGATATAAATACCTAATAGGATTGACAATTTTAGGAGTTTCTGATAGGATTGAAGTGCTAGAGTAGCTTGGTAGCTAAAGGCTGAAACGGAGCCTTCAACCGAAAAGGGACTTAATGCAAAAAATAACTTTATTTTTTGTTTCAAAACTGAAATTTGCGAATCCACCGAACTTGGCAAAGATTGAGTGAGGGAAGGGCGTTTCGTCAGGAGTAGATTTAATTAAGTTTTGCGGGTTCAATTCCCGTCTCTAGTACCTATGATCGGACAATACTTTCCTTCTCGATACCCTGAAAAAGTTTATCGTGTCAATTCCTATGGACGTATTTTCCCCCAATGCAAACCACTGGGGATTGTTAAGACTGCTATAGGAATCTACTATCACTTTGAGTCACTCGATCATCTCACAAAAGGAGAACATTTTTACTGTTTTCGCAAAGAAGATTTTACAGAAATTTCTTGACAATTCTAGTAAAATGATGTAAGATTTAAGTAATAGATTGAAGAGGAAATCATGAAGCTTATTGTAAACATGAAGACTGCTGAAATTAGTTATTACGCTAATTTCTATGCCGGACAATATCGAAGTTCTAAAAAAGAATCTGGAGAAAATGTCCAAAAAAAACGTGACATTTTATACTCTAAAATTCAGGAGTATAATAAAGTTTTGGAACAACGAGGTTTTAAAAAAGTAAAGGTGTAAGTGTAAAATGACAACAAACTCAAAAAAGCGACTATATTGTGTAATTTTTTGGCTAACGATTTTGGCTTATTTAGTAATTATATCGGCTTTATTATTAGATGCGAACGAAGCCTATAAAGACTACAAAGTTAATTTGAGCCTATTGTACGGTATTGTTTAAAAAAGTAAAGGTGTGATTATGGAAAAAGAAACTAAAAAAGCATGGGCTAAATTATCAAGTCAGGATGACATTGATAAGAACAAAGGACTTATCAGAGGGACAGATGAGCAAGAGTCTGCCAAAAGATTTAAAGCACATTTAGAAAATTGTAGAAAACACTTAAAGGATTGGAGGCAATGAGATACACGATCAGGACAATAGATAGAAAAAATAAGCCTTGCAAGATTAAAACTTCTATGCACGAAAGCCGATTAATGGCTTATTTAGACGCTTTAAGCCGCAACGGTCATCATGGTATCGTAGTAGAGGAATCAGTAGGTATTTCTTAATAATTTCACCCAACAGGAGTAACACATGAATACATGGCAAATAGCGGAAAAGTTATTTAATTTCTGTAAAGAAAAATACCCGGATTTAGACTGGAATTCTGATTTTACAGATAATGACTACAAAATCATTCAATGCTTAACTTTTTCTAATGACAACATAGAGATTAGATACGGTTTTTGTACGGGATTAGACGGACGACTTAAGTGTGTTCAGTGGCAAAATAACCAAATAGGAAGGTTTAAAATTTGGATAAATCCTCCTGCTGAAGACATAAGTGATCGGTATGAAGACATTATAGTTTTTAAGAATTTTGCCTATTATAGACATGAGCTATGGAGTGCAGAACATTGGAAATTAGTTAGTCAATACCGAAAAGTAATGCTAGATATTTTTAATTTCATCCTTGATGAGATTCAAGAGTAAATAGGAGTAACACATGGACACATGGCAAATAGCTTGGAAAATATTAGAATTTTGCAGGGAACAACACCCAAATCTAAGATGGGACATCAAATCTGTAAGAAAAGACTCAACATATATTTATGGATCAGATTCTTTTATTGAATTAACATTAAGGGTTCACAAAGAATGCGAATTTGAATATATTTTAGGTTCTTCTAAAATATCACCTCCTATGCTCTGGCTAGGCACGTTTCACGTTTGGATGAATTTTGAAAAAGATAGTGACATAGATTTTACTCTTTATGAGACAGACAAAACATGGAACGAAAAAGATTGGGTATTATCCAAACAATCTCGAAAAATAATGTTAAATATTTTTAACTTTATTCTCGATGAAATCCAAGAGTAAAAACATTACTAAGAGTTAAAATAATGGCGACAAACAAAGAGTTAGGACTTCCGCCTAAAGGAACGTATCCAGCTAAGGTAATTGAAGTTATCGATAATTTTAAAGTAGTAATAAACCGTGGTAAATTAAATTGTATCCGAATAGATACTTCTCATTTAGTTTATTCGATTACAAACAAGCCAATATACGACCCGATAACTAGGAACTTCATTGGTCATCGTATTCTTTATAAAGGGTCAGGAATGATTATTTCTGTTGAAGAAAATACCTCTATTATTCAAGCTTGCAATAATTCTCGATACGACTGCAAGGAATTTGTCAATGTTTGTGTCGGCGATTTAGTTATTTGTATTTGAGGTAATAACAATGGAACTATTAAAAAAAGCGTCATTTAAAGAAATCTCTGATTTCTTTAAAAAAACTTTTGAGCAGATGAGTATCTCCGAATACGATACAGTGGACATCTCAGAGTGGGATACAGTCGCAGACGACAAATGTATTCGTTTAATAGGAACTTTGGTAATTAACGAAGATTATCTTTACAAAACTTATGGTAAGTTAATAAAAAACAAAAAGTATAAAGTTTTGATTGAATGTCGAGAAATTTCGACTGAATATCAATTGATAAACAAATGCTTTGAAAAAATCACAATAGAAGGTACGTTAGGCGGGTCTTTGGTTGTCCTGCATTGGAACTACAGTCTTGACAAAAACAATGAAACTTCAAGATATAATCTTTATCCAAACGGAAACAAAGAAGAGTTCAATATATTGATTCCAGAAGCAACAAAGATAATGGAGACTATTTTAGGTTTTATCAAAACAATTAAAGCTGAAGATTAACGCTAATGAACAAAATAGAAGCATTAAAACAAATTGAGGTTTTTTGTAGAGAAACTTTTAGTCAGTCTAATTACTCAGAATGGCAAATAAAGACGGAAGACGGATTTTCCTATCTACAGGGAAACCTGGAAATTACAACCCAAACTATTCACCATCCAACTCAATGTCAATACAGGGTATGGATTGAATATCAAAATAAATATTCTAAAAAATTAATAGTTACAGTAGAAGCTTGTTTAGCTTTAGAGTATAATTCTGTACCTTATCTTAGTTGGGTTGAAATAAAATCAAACAAGAAAAAAATACAAGGAGATGGTAAACATTTGGATATTTTACTCACAGAAACAAAGGAAATAATAAAACCTATTTTAGACTTTATCGAGAATGAAATACAAGTCAAAATAGATTTGTCTAAAAAGGTTAAAAAAGATAGTCACTTACAATTGACTATAGATTTTATTAAAACCAAAATATAATCTGAAATAAAAACATGACACTAACACTACAAACACAAACACTTTTCGTACCGACTAAACCACAAATTCAATTAAGAGATGACCAAAAAGCTCTTAAAAGAGAACTGTATGACGCTCTAAATCCAAAAATCTACAAAAGAGCCTTAGTCGTTGCCCCTTGCGGATGGGGTAAAACAGTATTTTTTTGTCAAATAATCTACGATGCCGCCGTAAAAAGACAGCGACGGACTTTAATCGTAGTACCTTTTACGGTACTTATTGAGCAAACCCTAGAAACTCTAGGAAAATTTGGACTATCTGCTGGGGTAATTGCTGGTAACTACAAAGAAGATAGAAACCAATTAGTACAAATTGCAACAACTCAAACCTTATCTAGAGGACGAGATATTACTTGGTTTAATCCCGAAGTAATACTAGCCGATGAAGTTCATCTATCAGCTTACTGCCAATGGTTTAAAGATAGCTTTCCCAACCTTAAAAACGGTAAGCAAACAACCTCAATCAAAGACATTCGTGACGAATTAGCAGTATTAGGTATCGCTGTAGAAAGAGAAGACATAGAACCTTATAAAATCACTTTTGAGGAAGCTAAAGAAAAATGCAAACACCTTAGTCTAGTTCACGCTGAGTCAAAAGAGATATTACAAGAAATAAACTCGGCATGGGAAGTAATTCGGAAACAACAGCACCTTTTCTCAGGGAAACCCCTGCCAGTAGATAATCGCCTCGTAATTGGACTAACAGCAACCCCGTGGCGGTTATCAAAGCGTGAAGAGTTGGGGGATATTTTTGAGGTTCAAATAACCGGCCCTACTCCAAAAGAAATGATTGAACGGGGTGCGCTCGTCGGTTGCGTTTACTTTGGAACTAAAAATAAAATAAACACTAAAGGGGTAAAAATTAATGGCGGTGACTTTGATGCTAGTCAGTTAGAGATTCGTTGTCTTGAGGCGGTAAAATCAACAGTTTCCGAGTATCGCAGGCTCGGTCAAGGGAGACAGTTCGTTTGTTTTGCTGCGGGTGTGGAACACGCTAAAAGCCTCTGTACAGAATTTAACGAGAGGGGTGTTCCCACGGACATTATCACAGCCGAAACACCAGAGCAGGAAAGAAGAGAAATATTTAAAAAAGTAGCTGAATTGAGATTGCGGGGGATTGTAAATATTAATACCTGCGGGATAGGATTTAATTTGCCCGCAATTTCTTGTATAATTCATGCCAGACCAACTAAGAGCAGAACTCTTTATATTCAAATGACTGGTCGCGGTCAACGGCTTTGTAGCTGGTTAGGCAAGATTGATTGTCTGATTTTGGATCAAGCGGGGAACGTAACCGAGCATGGATTTATCGAGGATGTAAAGTATCCTAACCTTTTTACGTCTTCTGATGCCCAAAAAGGACAAGCTCCGACTAAAGAGTGCGAAAATTGCAATAAAATAACCTACGCTTCCGCTCGTATTTGTCCTCATTGTGGCTATGAATTTCCAACAAAAGAAAAAAAACAAATCGCCAACGAAAGACTAGAGATTATAATTCACGATAAAGACAGAGAATTATACCTAGCCTACAAGTACGCTCTCAGAGAAGCTTACAAAAAAGGTGAGCATATTGAAGGTGTCCGGGGATGGATGGTAAAAACATTTAAAAATCCTAGATTAAGCAAAGACTGGATGCCCCCTAAATCTTGGAAGTTACACGCAATCTTCAAAAAAGACTATACTGTAAAAGACTTGAATAATTACGAGGCTTACTTGAAAAGTCTTTGTAAAATCGAGAACAATAACTGGGTAAAAGCTAAGATGGCAGAGGAATTTGGAGATGGCTGGGACAATATTCGGCTCTAATGGGTTATTGCTGGCATCTTCCCAAGAATACAAGGAACAAATAGCGAACGAGCTATTTAGACTTATTTCTATAGGCTCCGCGCCTATTCTTTCCCGTACCCTTACTACACCCCCAAGTCCTCAAAATATAGATAGCTACTATATTGTCCCCGCAGGAGCTACTGGGGCATGGGCGGGAAAGACTAATCAGATAGCTTATCCTGTAATTGGTTTAAATGGCTTGCCTACAGGAACTTGGAAATTCTGGCAGCCTTTTATCGGACTAACAGTTTTTCTTGTTTCTGGAGAAACAATATTTTTTAATGGCACAAACTGGGTACTTGTTTCTAGTTTTGATCAATACTCTGGGGATATAGAAGCTCCTGCCGTTCAAACTTATCCTCTTGATTTCGCTTTATTAAAAGGATATAATATCCTAAGCTTTAGTGCGGTAACTCAATCTGGTACAGCTACTATATCGGTTAAAATCAATGGAATAGATGTCCCTAATTTAAATAATCTATCTATTACTTCTACTCGATTAACCGTTTCTGTGACAACAGAAAATTTTGTTAACATAGGAAGCAAGTTAGAACTTGTTGTTTCTGCTGTTAATAATCCTAAGCATTTATTTTTTACTATAGGGAGAAAATATGTCTAGATGGTTGTTTTTTCCTGCTCTTTTTATTCCTGACGGCGAATTTACTTATTGCCAACTAGGCAATGATATTGTTAATAGTTTCCGTCCTGTGGATACGGTAAATGGACAGTTTACTTATTGCTCTTTTGATATAATTAATTCAGGATTTGATAGAACACCATGACTAATTTAACTAATCAAGATAACGTTGGTAATTACTATTTTGGTTATAGAACCAATAATTTGCTTTTTGACAATGCCCAAGTAGCATTAAATGCACCAACTCTTGTGAATTGGATTAATAATTGCTTTGGAGGCACTTATGCCGTAGTAAGTTCCGGTACGAACAGTTTTAATCTTATACTGCCTCATCCTAATGAATTTCTTACTCCACCCGCGACCGTTGCGCCGGGGCAAGATAGTAACCGCAGATTTACAGAGAGTAATATAAACGGCAGAGCTTCTTCAGAAAGACCTAATTCTACGGTTCCCTATTTACTACCAAATTACGGCGGTCAAAGAACTATTGATTTAAACTCTATTCCAAATCAGGTTTATTACGCAGTATTAAATAATTTTTCTTTAAATATCTTTTATTGTAGATATGATTCAAATGGGTTACTCCCTAGTGTATTTAGTATATTTACAAGCATAGGATTTTTAAAAAATCCTTTATATCCACCGTCTAGTTTTGTCAAAAATGCCTATTATTATAGTTTAGGTCAAAGCAATACTAGGGCTAATGGTGGAGGCCGCCCTCAGTTCTTGGGACTTGAGACCCCAGTACTCAAATATTTAAGAGTTCCCAATTTCCAAGGTGAACCTCCCAATATCGGTGATGTGCCTGACCCGATTGCAAACTATGCTATTTCTTGTCAGACGGCTACCCCTGGAGCCAACACCACAGACCTATGGCTTCGAGATGATGACGCTCCTAACAAAGCCATCGGAATTGTTTCTAATGTGCTTAAAACAACCCTAAAAATTCCCGTGGGACAAATCTATAGAAATAGCGGAATAGACCCAGATGGCTCTAATAATCCTCGCTGGATGTGTGTCGGGTATATGGGGAACGAATCAATATTAATGAGAGCGTGGGCTCCAGGGATAGTTTAGTATGATCTATTATCACGTTTTTGGAACTGCTAGAGAAAAAAGCTTAAATGGAAGTCAAGATAATTTTATATTTTGGCGTACTGGTACACCAATTTCGTGGGACAAAGAACCGACATTAAAGCCTGTTGGTGGAATTAATCTATTTGGTCAATTTTGGAAAATAATTAGCAAATACGGTCAACAAGTAAGTATTTTCTCTATTCCAGAAAATCAGTACAACTCTCGTTACACTGGTTCAATTGCCGACACGATTCCTTTAGAGAGAACCAGTAAAAATTACACTTATTCTGGCACTGTAAGCGAACCCAAAAAACTAGCTTATGATGTTACAGTAATTGACATTATTCGTGTCATTAATCAAACTGATTTTCCTGATGATCCTTACCCAGTAAATACTCCTGAATTTCCTATTATTCCAGATAAAGACTATCAAACAGAAATTCAGTTTTCTAATTCTTTACTAGAAAACACAGAAGGGGCAGAACAACGAATAGTGGAATGGTCTAGCCCTATTAGAGTGTTCAATCTTGCTCGAGCTGCATTACAATCTGATGATTTAAATACCATTCTCGACTTTCATGAAGAAATGAAAGGATCAAAAAAAGACTTTCTTTATCGTGACCTTTCTGATTATCAGGTAAAAGGAATTTATGAATGGCTAATTTATTGTCGATTAAGCAATGATATTGTTAATAGTATGCGTCCTGTAGATACGGTAGATGGTACTTTTCTTTATTGCGCTTTTGATATAATTAATTCAGGATTCGATAGAACACCATAAACAGCGATTTTAACATGACTTCTTTTATCCCAAATGGTAATTTTGTTTATTGTCGTTTTGACATAGATAATTCAGAGTTTAGTAGAAATGCTACTACCGAGCTTGTTACCGAATTCTACACAGAAGGAGTATTTTCCCCAGAACACGATGGGGTAAAAACAGAATTTATTTTGATTAAAAAATATTCCTGCGGCAATAACGTTCATCACAGACCTATTCTTTATCCAGATATTGACAGCCTAAAAATCTATCAAGGAACTACAGAAATACCACCGTCGGAATATATAGTAGCTCCTGGTAAAATAGTTTTTAATAATCCGCCTCCTAGTAGCCCCAAATTAACTTGGGAAGGCACTTTTAAGGTATTGTGTCATTTTGAAGAAGACAAACTAGGTTATCAACCTATTACAAAAAATAGAGATAACGCTATTTTTTCTATCCCAAAATTAATTTTACGAGAATCAAGAATTGAACCTGAAATTGCATTGCTACCTAGTGATATTTTTTATCCAAATTTAAATCACGATTTTAATTTAAATTTGACTAAAAGGTGTACAATTTCTCCTAAATTTGAGACAAATATTATTAGTTTATCTAGTGGAGAAAGAAAAAGATTTTCTCGGAGAAATATTCCTTCTGACATTAGCTCTTTACAGCAAAGAAGAACTTTATCTCAAAAAGATATTGATTATCTGATTGCCTTGTGGTTGTGCGCCAAGGGTTCAGGAGCGACATTTCGTTATCCTGATTTAGTTAACGATTTATCAATTTTGTCCCGATTCAACTCTGTCTCTTTGAGCTACCAGAACCAATCCTCTTTACAGATTTATTCACTTGGAGAATTACAGATAAGGAGATTTACTGAGGGAATACAACAAGATTCAGGGTTAGAAGATTCTTTTGCAAATCCTGTTTTAACGTTGTGTTATTGCGTTTTAATTGAACTTACAAACGGAGAAAAGCTTGGTTATACAAATTTTTCCCAAGACTTAACAATTGGTGGGGTAGTATTTCGAGCAAAGCAAGCTCTTGATCCGACTGCAATAGAAAAACAATTGGGAATACAGTCAGATAATCAGGAATATAGAGGTGCTTTTAGTGATAATATTGACGAAAATTTACTTTTTTCTGATAGATTTAGAGAAGCTCGAATTATCACAGCAATTGTTGATTGGCAATATCTTCCTAATTCACTCTTGGATCTTCCAGACGAGCAAATACAAATAGGTTATGTGGGAGAAATTAAATCACTTGGTGGCGAAAGCTATACACTTGAAAATCTTACTGGCTCTAGTATTAATTTAAGGCAAAGTAGAGATGAAAAAACATCACCTTTTTGCCAATGGGCTTTCGGACAGGATAACGGTGATAACTCAGGATGCCGTAAACAAGTACCATTTTACGAGACTCAGGTTGCTGGTGTTAGTAATCGGAGAGACTTTGAGGTGTGGGGAGAATATCAAAATCTCGCTTGGGGAAAATGCACATTTACAGACGGAGCAAATAAATCAGCTACTTACGCAATTTACCGAACTGTTCCAATATTTGGAGGTAAAACCCAAATTCAGTTATTTACTGAAGCACCTGGACCCGTAGCTACCCACGATGGCGTAATCCTTACTGCTGGCTGTGACAAAACTTACAATACTTGTAAAAACACTTGGAATAATGCTATAAACTTTGGAAATATCCCCAGTTTTGGCAACTTTATGCCTGGGAATGACTTTTTGTTAAGCTCTCCAAAGCAAAGCTAAGTTTTTCTAAAAAAAATAATTTCAATTCATAAATAACAGTAAAAAGCTCTAGAATAGTTTTATCGATGTTCCCCTTCTGCCATGTATTATATTTCTGTTGCCAACCAAAGCCATCCCCCCTATGTCGGGAATCACGGTTTAAAAATAAATTTTAACGATCTTGGGACTGTCTTTGCTATCGCAATAGCATTACTTAGTATGTTTTCGAGAAATACCAAATCACAGGCCAAAGAACTTGATCACGAAACTTTTGAGAAAACATCAAGGAAAATGGAAACTCTTGAGCAAAAGCTAGAGAAAATGGTTGAAAAACTATCAACAGGAATAGAAAAGCTGACTACATTAACATCGCAACTTGACAAAGAGATAAGTCTTATTAAAGCCAAACAAGAAACTTTCTCTTCTATTTCTGATCAAATAGAAGCAATTCGCAAAAAACAGGAAGAATTTGATATACGAATCAAAATACTTGAACATAAATCTTAACAGAATTGTCAACTTTACTAACTAAATTACCATGAAATCCCTAACAGCAAATCGCAACACTATTTTAAAATCACACCTAATTGACTCCAGTTCCGAAAGTCTTCCCCAAGACTTTAGAACAATCCAAATTAAAGTTGGACAAAAAGTGATTTATAGTCAGATTATCAAAAGAGAAAAAAATCACTATTTACTAGAAGTAAAGCCCCCGATTGAGGGTAGATTTAACTGGTATGCCTTTGTTAGTCACTTTGACGATCCTAATCCCTCTGTAGTCCGCAAGGATCAAGTTGAGGGTGTGTTTGACAGGCTTAACGATAAAATTACTGATTTTCAGTTTCAAAAATTAGATGAGTGCCTTAAGAGATTTGATATTACCACAGTACAAAGAGTCCGACATTTTTTAAGCCAAATAGCCCATGAATCAGCCGGATTAAGATTTATGATAGAAATCCACGACGGCTCAAGTTATGAAGGACGAAAAGACTTAGGGAATACCAGACCTGGTGACGGCAAAAAGTTCAGAGGTGTAGATGCTCTCCAAATGACTGGTAGAGCCAATTATCAGGCATTTGCTAACTATATAGACGATCAGCGTATTATGGAAGGGTGGCGATATGTTAGAGAAAGATATTTATTTTTACCATCTGGATTTTGGTGGATGAATAACAAAATGAACGAACTGTGTGACCGTGGGGCAACCGTTGAACAAATTACCCGTCGTGTCAACGGTGGTACAAATGGACTAGCTGAAAGAAAACGATATTATGAGAGGGCTTTAAGATTTATCTAAAATCTTGACAATTCAAAAAGTAACCTGTAATATTTAGTTAAAACTAGAGGTTGTCATGAGAAAAGAATTTCGTCCGTTAATTTTAGAGACAGTAGAAGGTTATCCGGCATTTATTAACTGTTACGATATTATTACAATGATCTATTGCCCTCTTGAAGATAATTACATAGTCGATGCGACTTCACAAGTGGGAATCACAATATCTAATGTTGCGGCTAAGGCTTTAATGGAAGCGTTAACTACTGATTTATTTTTTTCCAGTGATGACGTTGACGAAAGAAAAGTTTTGCGGAGCGATGGGACGTTTGATAGATTTTTTTAATATTTAGATTTCTCCTTGGGTGATTTAAGGCAGGCCATCAACAAAATGGTCTGTTTTTCTTATATCATAGAAATAGTACACGGCAGTTCCAATGGCAAAAAAGAAGAAAAAGGATGATCAAACATTAAGAGGTTCTCAGCGATCCCTTACCTCACCAGGGATCGTGTCAGTATCACGTCGCTACGATTTGGAGATTACGGAAAATCCTATCCGTGATCCCAGAATATCAAGAGAATTAATCGAACTTAATCAATGGTGCTATGAAGTCATCCACGCCCTTGACATGGCCGCTTCTGATACCTTTGCATCTGACGATGGAGACGATCAGGGATGGGTAGTAGCCAAAACCCTTGATGATGAAGAAACTCCTATTAACCCAGAAGTGTTTGCCATTGCAGAAGATATTAGGTTAAGAAAGCAGAATTTTTCAACCTACATGATTGGTGGGGATAGACTCAAGAAAGCCTTAAGATGGGCATTGGGGAAGGGAGAATGTTTTCTAGAGTTAGGTATTGAACGAGAAGGGTTATCTGCCAACAAGTCTAAAGATTTTGGTGTAGCAAAGACTCTTTATTTACCTACCTTTGAGATGTTTAGAAAAGAAACAGATCAAGGGGAACTAATTGGGTTTGAGCAAAGGAAATACGTTTCGGAGTCTGACCCTGATTATTTTTTTGAACCCTATAAAATCTGTCATATTCGCCATGAGCCTGATTTTCTTTATGGTCGCTCTCTTTGGTTAGCTTCTTTAGATGCTTGGGCTGATGTTAAACAGGCTTTTGATAATTTGATTAGGGCATCTAATGACTTAGGAGTTTCTCCGACTCTTCATATTATGCCAGGCATTTCTACCGAGCAAGAAAGAATTTATGAGCGAGAATTAGAAATCCGTAGAAAAAGTGGCATTATAACCGATCATATTCTCAGCTATCCTGGGCAAGATATTCGCAAAATGACTAATTTTAACTCTGATTTAACAGGGTTAATTGATACTCTTTTACAATGCCGGTACAAGCTAATTATCCCTGGATTCCCGACCTATTTCTTCCCAGGATTAGAATCAAAAGGGGGAACTAAAGAGTTATCCCGTTCACCTGATCGTCGCTATTCTAGGATGAGATTAGAATGGTGTCAGCTTCTTAGCGGTGCTATCAAACAGGTAATTGATACAGAAATCATTCTCAGAAAAGGATTAGATTTTTATACTGAAAATGCTAGAAATAAATATCGGATACTGTGGTCAGAATGGAGTGAATCTATTGATGGTCTATCAGGGGGAGAGGTTGAAGACACTGGCTCTGATTTAACCGATGAAGAAACTAATAAACAACCTGTTAAGAAACTAAATATAAATCAAAATGATTAATCAAATTATTCACGGTGATTGTTTTGAGGTTTTAAAAACTATTCCTGATAGTTCTATTGATTTAATCCTAACCGATCCTCCTTATGGACTTTCGTTCATGGGGAAAAATTGGGATCATGGTGTACCCGGTGTACAGTTTTGGATTGAAGCTTTACGAGTTGCTAAACCAGGAGCGCACCTATTTGCTTTTGGTGGGACTCGTACTTTTCACCGATTGGCAGTAGCAATCGAGGACGCTGGTTGGGAAATCAGAGATACAATTATGTGGGTCTATGGGTCGGGGTTCCCTAAGTCGCTGGACGTGAGCAAGGCGATTGATAAGCGAGGCGGCAACTCGCACCTAACGGCTGAGATCGGAGCGGCTCTAAAGGCGGCACGAAAATCTCGCGGAATCACTGCAACAGAAGCAGACCGTACTTACTGCGGTGGTGTCACGCTCTGGTCTTGGTATGAGGGGCGACCGGCTGGCCAGCAAATGCCAACCGCTGACGTGATGGCCAGGGTTGCCGATGATTGGCCAGAGCTGCGGACTTACGCCGACTTGATCGCCGAAGCCGAGCGCGAGGTTATTGGTAAGATGGAGAATCCTGCATCATCAATTTATTCGCAATCCGAAAATGAAATGTCAAGAAATGTGCCAATAACCGCCCCCGCCACCCCCGAAGCGAAGCAGTGGGACGGCTGGGGGACTGCTCTAAAACCAGCCTTTGAACCAATCATTGTGGCTCGTAAACCTCTCACTGGCACGGTAGCTGAAAATGTCCTACAGTGGGGAACTGGGGGGATTAATATCGATGGGTGTCGGGTTCCACTGAACAGCGAGGTGCTTACAATGACAAGACCAGCAGCTAACCCCAATACAGATACGAAAGCCCCGCAAACAAACAGGTCTGACAAGCCGTTTGAGTATCGCAATGATCAAGGCCGCTGGCCTGCCAACTTCATCCACGACGGCAGCGAGGAGGTGGTAGGGCTGTTTCCTTATCAGAAGTCAGGCAAGGTTAAACCTCACGTTATAAAGCGTGACAAAACAGTAGTAGATTTTAAGTGTGGGTTGACTCAAAAAACAGGGCATTTTCTATCTAGCGAAGGCAGCGCCGCCCGATTTTTCTATTGCGCTAAGGCCAGTAAATCCGAACGCAGTGAAGGTAATACTCATCCTACGGTAAAACCACTAGCATTAATGAAATATCTCATAACTCTAGGATTACCTCCGGGTGGGACAGTCTTAGACCCTTTTTGTGGTTCTGGCACTACTGCATTAGCCTGTAAGGAATTAGATAGAAATTATATCTGTATCGAGAAAGAGTTAGAATATTATCGAATAGCTTGTAACAGATTAGACCAACCTATAGAACTTATTCCAGATGAACCGATAGAGGAAATAATAGATAATTCTCCATTACAGTTAAAACTGTTTTAAATTTGATAAAATACAGTAAAGCCAAGAGATAATTATGACAAATCTAAAAGCTTATGTTGTTTCCGATTCTAATAATAATGTTCTAGTCGCCAATATGACCGGATTGGAGGTTATTGAAGCTTTAAAAGATGAGGTGTCTAAGCTAAAAGCTTAGATCGGCGAACTTAACAAAGCAGAAACAGAAGCGTAAGTGGATTAGGGAACTGACAAGAAATAACTCTTGACGGTCAAGAGTTATTATTTAATTTAAAGAGAAAATTCATGAATAACAATAACTTTGACGCTATTATCGAAGATTTGAGTATAGAAGACTTGAGAGCCGAATACGCCGAATTAACCAACTCATACGATAACCTGATGTTTGATTATGAAACATTAAAATTAAAGGTAAAAATGTTAGAAATTAAAAACCGTAACCTAAAAGCTAAACTCAATAAATCAGAAAAAACCCAAGAATTAGTTTATGACGGATTAGGAGACAAATAATATGACAGATAAATTCAACCCAGAAGATAAAAACCTACAGCCAATTGGTCGATTACTAGAGAGAGCCGAAGTAACAGCCGATGACATTCAAAAAGCTATCGATGACTGGAAAAAGAAACCTCCCGACCTTGAGTTTAAGAATTTATTAGAACCTGAAATAAGCTATGAGTGATTTTTCCTTTAATCCCGCAACCCGACGCTATCGAGACAATAGAACGGGAAGATTTGTCTCTACTGAAAAAGTTAGGCAAATCTCCCAACAAACTATTAATGCCCGTATCCAAAAAACAGATAAACTTACCCGTGACCTTTTAGAAAAAAAAATAACTGTTAGTGAGTGGGAAGAGAAAATGTCTTTCGAGATTAAAAACCTAACTATTCAGCTTTATCGAGTTGGCAAGCCTGATATGAACGCTTCTGACTATGGCAGAATTGGTCAGATGCTTAGAACACAATACGCACGATTGAGAAAGTTTTCCCGTGATATTATTCTTGGTACTCAATCAGAGGCTCAAATAATTAATCGTTCCAAGATGTACGTTGCCAAGTCTAGGGAAGCTTTTGAGGAGGGAAACAGGAGAGGACACGCTCTAGTCAACAAGTGGGAAAAGAGAATAATTACCAAAAAAGAATCTTGCCAAGAGTGTCTTTTTTATGAAAGTGCCGGTTGGCAGCCTATTGGAACACTCCCCCGACCGACTGAAAGATGTACTTGTCGGGCTAATTGCGGTTGTTACTTTATTTTTTCTAACTCTAGGACACGACCTACCCAGAATATGCTCTCGTTAAACTTTGGCTGGACGAAATAAAAAACGCAGGGTATCAATCCTGCGTTGTTTCCTCAGCTATACACTTTCTATGGAGACAAATATTTTGTATTGAAATTTTATATTTATAGGTTTCGGTTGGAGACGACACTATTAATATAGATCAACCAACCACAAACGTCAAGCCTTTAGATAGAATTATTTATATAAGTATTTTTTATTGACATGGAACTAAAACTAACCCGCGCTGAATTAGAGATATTGCTACAGATCCGTCATCCTACCGACGAGGAGATGTCGTTAATCAATCAATTCAAGCCCTACGGACTCGATCCGTGGGAATCATCGGAACTGATGCGATTTGCTTTAATTGCCTCAAATAACTTAATTCACAGTTCTGGCCAGGTATGGGATAAAAATGTTTTGGAAACCATGGTAGCTAGTTACCCTGGATGCGCTTTGATGATCGATCATGAATGGAAAGATCAGACCAAAACTTTTGGGATGATCTATGATTCTTTTATTTATTCCTTACCTCGCGTAAGCAAAGAAGGAATAACACGAATCCTCGAAAAATCCCCTAATCCAAGCGAAGATTACCGAATAATCCAAAAAGATGGCTATCATCAGGTCTTGGTTTTTGGATTTACAGAAGCGACTCACTCGATTATTTCAGAAATTTCCTATGGCAGAAAAGCCGATGTTTCAATGGGGGGAATTTTTTATGGCGAGTCGATTTGTCCTATCTGCGACATTCCTTACAGTGATCCTAAATGTCCCCACTACCCCCCGTATATGGCAGGGCTAGTAGATGAAGAAACGCTAACCCCTTACTATCGCCGTTCCGGAAAGATGGATTCTATCGAATGTAGTTTTGTTGCCAGTGGCAGTTGTCGCCAAGCAAGATTAATAGATTCCCGTCTCAATACTTTTGTTTTTACCTAAAACAGAAAGTTCTGTAGTACAATTATATCTAATAGTTAGTGATCAGCAATCAATAATGAATACCCTAAAAGAAATTAAGCGGGTTACTCCCGTAGTTGTTAAAGATTCAACAGAAGGAAGTGATACTCCTTCTCAAGAAGAAATCTACACCCTGACTCAAAAAGCCACTTTTCGAGGTGATTTAAAGTCTTCTGAGGGTGGTGTACCAGTCAAAAATTCTGACCCTGATCCCACTCCCGTCCCAGTCTTTGATCCTAAAATGATTCAAGAGATTGTACAAAACACCGTAGCAGAAACCGTGGCATCGGTAAAGCAAGCGATGGAATTGGAAAAACAATCTGCATTAGAGGCTCAAAAGCAACAGTTTGAGACTGCAAAATCTACTCTAGAAGCTTCTCTCAATTCTGCCACGGAAGCTATCCAAGAATCCCACAAAAAAATCGCTCAACTAGAAACTAAAGTCACTGAGTCGGAAAAGACGATTAATAACTTTGCTGACTTAGGAAAGCTTTACGGTAGCCAAACACCAGAAAAAATGCAGTTGCCTAACTTCAATAAAACTGTCGCTCACGATGCTGATAAGATTACAGGTGCGCTTGACGAAACCTTTGATTTGATTGAAGACATTCAGAAAAATTCTGGTGTAATCTATTCGGCTCCTGTAATGGGCGGTAATCAGACAGTAAACCTGTACGATAAAGTACGATTAGATCGCCATGTTAAAAATAACCGGCAACAGATTGTCAACTCTTTAGATGATTGGGGTCGCAAACAAGGCTGGTTCAGAGGGACTCGTTCGGCTCCTGTAATGGGCGGTCAAGTTTCAAAAAATAGCCCAACGACTGCGGCTGATCTTCCCCCATTTTTTCTCGACACTTTGTCAGCAATTCTCCGTCAAACTCAAATCCCTGGGTTTGCCTTTTGGCAGATTCCTAATTATGCCTTAGACTTTACGGCTCGTAATGGAACTGTTATCCGAATTCCTCGATTAAATTACCTAACAAGTTCCCCGTCGGTAAGCGATTATCAACTATCAGGAAAGGGTGAGTATGCTGATCTGACTTCTGAATCAGATAATAATAGTGCGTCTAGCGTATCGGCAGAAATCTTTGAATATGGGCGCGGTAAAGTAGGTGCTTCTACTGCAATCCGACCTGTTTCTATCCCAACTTTCACTGAATATTTTAGTGCGATGGGGATGATTGATTGGATGCAGAATACGCTGTATTACGACTATGCAAGTTTTGATAATACCATGATCAAAACTATGCTTGATAGCACGTCACTGCATTTGTATAATAAAAAAGGCAGTCTCGTTACTTCCCCCACTGGACTATCGGCAACAGGAGATGATGGAACTTTTACCAAAGGATTCTTGCGGCGATTATATCAATACGCCCACGATAACAGGTTCCAGATGTACCCTGACCAGACGTATTTGTTATTCCTAAATTCGACTCAAATTCTGCAATTAAAAGAGAGTTATGATGACGATTGGCAAGCAAATACGACTCGCGATCTTGACGCTTTACTAAATATTCTCAATCCGTCTTATATTCCCCCTGGGGATACTGGAAGGGTTAGCTCGTATTTAGGGTTGGTAGAAAAATTCCATATTTTTGAAACTGGCAATAGTGTCGGTGTCGGAGCGGCTGGTCAACCCGGTGTTCAAAGTGAAACATTGGGCGGTTCTTTAGGTGCTAAAACTACCCGTACTGGTTATTTAATTGGAGCGGGTGCGTTAGGTGTTGGTGTAGGGATGCCGTTTCAAATCACTTTTGATAATGTCACTCAATTTGATCGTCGGATTCGCGCAACTTGGTTAGCGTGGCTCGGCTACAAAACCTTAGATGTCGATCCCGTAGGTACTGGGGAAGCCTCTCAGCAGTTACGAGTAGCTGAATTACGCACCCTAGATGTAGCTGTATAAACCCTATCTTTCTAACAATTATGGCAAGCAAAGAAACCACCATCGAAGAAACTCCATCTATCGCAACAAGTGGAACTAAAAATCTTCTCCCGACAAATGGAACCAATGAGGTCACTTATAACAATCTGAAAGCATTGGGTTATCCAGTCTGTAATCGGTGTAAAGGTCAACTCAGAACTGATCTCGATCATCGTCCATTTTGTCCAGTCAAAGACACCAGTTGTCCTCTATTGAGCAAAATTTCCTAATGATTTTTAGCATTGATGACCTCTCTATTTTCGCACCATCAGTATCTTTATCAGAAGATGCCGTCACTGGTGCGATTTACTTTGTTCAATCAATCATTGAAGGCGATAGAGGGGCAGATCGACCTTTAGAGATTACCCGTCACCGGGAAAGGCTAAGAGTTAATCTAAAATTCCAAAATTTTAGATTAACTTATGTCAGTATAAATACTCCAATTATCAGCAATCCTGCTCCGATAATTAAAGCTAGACTAGGCAATATTACCGATGGATTTAATCGAGCTATCGCTCCTGACAGTTGGCGGACTCTAGGTTCTAACGATTATATAATCGATATAGACGGGCAAATTCACCTATCTACTGCGATTGGTAGATCGTGGGGGTATGGCGGCTATCAAGGCTATAGTCGAGAGCCATATCCAGAGTTTTCTGAGGCTGATGTAGAGTATTCCAGTGGCATTGATTTCTCTCAAGATACCCGACAAACAAGAGAGATAAAAGCGGCTTTTGGTCGTGTTTTAGATTGGGTATGCAATACGGGTTCTTTTAAGGGTGTTTCGTCAGTTGAATTACCTTTTGAAGAGGCAAAAATCAATTATGGGACTGGTCAACTTGGTACAATTCCTGATGATTTGTTAATGATATTTAAAAAGTATCGCCCAACAAGATTATGAAAGCGATTTTTATCTGTCCACTTCCGCCGACTCTTAATGATCAAATAAGATTAGCTCGTGCAAATAAATTTAAAAGCGCAACTACTAAAAAAGAATGGGACTTTAATATACAAAAACTTATTATAGAACAAGAAATTCCATGTTTTCCTGACAAAGTATGGATGCTTTACGAATGGCGAATTAAAAACTTTGGGCGTGACCCTGACAATGTTTGTGGTAGCGCAAAATATGTCAATGATGGGCTAAAGAAAGCGGGGGTTATCGTCAATGACAACTTAAAATATATCTATGGATACGATTCAATATTCACAAAATGGAACCAAGATGAATTAAAGTTAACAATTAGTGATAAACCAATTCTAAGGAAAATTTTTATAGAGGATGATAATAGCAATGTCATATCTTAAATTAGACCCGTCTATTGTCTGTGTTTTAATTGTTTTCGCCTGCTTGATTCATTCTTTTTTTACTCCTGAAACTACTGACACCTACGGCAATGTTATCGTGGCAATTGTTTCAGGATACCTCGGCTACTTAAAAGGTTCTGGTACTTAACTACCCTGATCAAATCTTGCATAAAGTTTAATTCTCCGTCCTAGTTTTGCGGCAATTCCTAACTGTTGACTTGTTGGAGACTCAAACACATTTAACTGCCTGACAAGACCGATTCTGCCATTAATTGTTACTTGTAGTTCCCCTGTAGTCCTGACTGGGAGCGGGTAATCTTTAGGCTTTACTAATCTTCCCTCAAAATATTCACAATCAAGATAACTACCTTCTTGTACTTCTGCCACAGGCGGTTTTGACTGTTGCAACCAACAGGTAATTACTACGGATTCCATCGCTGCAGGGCTTATGATCGGATTGCCTACGCTATCTGTAGTTATAGTCGAGCCTGTAGCCACAGAAAAGGATAGAGAAGCATTAGCCTTAATTGTGGGATTTTCTAAAAATTTCCCCGCAACTCCAATAGCACTGTCGAACATTTGTATTAATATAAATTTTTCTAATCTTAGTGTATCAAAATTATCTTGACAATTCAAGTAAGAAGGCGTATAGTTTAATTATGGTAAATTTGTAGAAACAAGATAAAATTATGTCAAAACAATTACTGATAGATTTAATCATGGACAAATCCAAGCTTCATAAAACCTCGTTATCTCTTGGAGTAAAAATGGGAACCACATTAAGTTATGTAGTTTTTTGTAACTACTGTGGTTTTGAAATTCAAGAATGTCCAGACATTAAAAGCATTGAACTGCTAAAAAATGTTATACAGGAAATTGTCGAGGTTAATCCGATAAAAAAGTACACGCAAGTAAACTGGAAAAATTGGATAAAAACCAGTCAATTAATTGTTCCAAATTTTAATGACGTATGGGAGGAATTAAAGAAAATTAGGCAAAATTATTTCAGAAAAACAATACAAGAAATGTGGCAAAAAATGAACAACTTTGACTACAGTCAATGCGAATATGATATATACGAAAAACGATGGGACGAGAAAGCGTGGGATGAATTTCAGAAATCATGGGAAGAAGATTGCAGAAAAAGACAAAGAAAACTGGCTAGAGAACTAGCCTACACTAACGACCTGTGGGAAGTTTTAGTAAAGACAAAGCAAAAAATCACCTACTCTCATTCCCTAACAGATGATTTAAGCGATCTTGATTCTTGGACAAGAAACTTAGTGGGGGTTGTTGATTTAGGCTCAGAAGACCCCAAAGAATCGTATATTGATTATTTAGTGGAAAAGTATCGGTAAGAGCTAAAACATGATTATCAAAATTTCAATTAGTGGGAAAAGCTCAGAACATCTCGAAGAAATATCTCAGCAGTTGAATTTACCGAGGGCTGAAATTATTCGCAAAGGATTAAAGTTTATGGCTTTATACGCTAAATCTCAGGTAGAAAAAGATACTCGGTTAATACTCGAAAAAAATGGCGATCAAAAAGAGATAATCATCTAAAAGAGGTGTTATGGTATGGATGCGAATCTAATAAAAAACCTTAAAAAAGACTTAATAGAATTAAGAAGTCAAATTTGGGATAAAATGTCGGATACTCAAAAAGAACAATATTATCAAGATGAAGCTAACAATGCTATCAGCGTTGAAAACATTATTTCTTTTTTTAACAAACATTCTGATAGAATAAAAAAAGAAATTGATAATCCTAATTTTCAGAATTTATTTGACAGAAGATTAGAGATGAAAATCACTTGTTTTGACAATTTTTGGGAGGAATTAGACAATAGAAGATAAATTCACGCTAGAAGATTACATCTATGTTCCCATTGAACCAGAAATGGTAAAAAGCTACTCAAGCATCACGGAAAAGACTGGGAACCCTTTGACGAATTTAACGGCTTTTATCATTGTCTAAAACAAACGTTGGAAGACTTTGATAATAGATTTGAACCTCAAAAAAAAGAGTCTGAATTTTAACTTAGGAGTAATCATGTCTCAACCTATCGAACTTTCTTTAGAACAGCAGTTCAATATTCGTTCTTTTCAGTCTCAGGTAGAAAAAATGAGTCAGGAGCAAGCGCAGGATTTCCTGATCAAGCTTTACGAACAAATGATGGTCAGAGAAAATATGTACAAAGCTTTTCTTAAACATCAATGGGGATTAGGTGATAATCCGTGGCAAAAACCAGAGTAATACTACAATTTCAGTTATTAGTTATTAGTTATTAGTTATTGGTTTCTATATCTCTCAACAAAATAAGGGCAAAACTAATTATGATCATGACTCTTGAAGAAATCAACGCAAAACTGGACTTGCTTCTAGAAGAAATAGAAAATTGGAAACCTAAATCTGATTTATATCTTAAAGAAATAAAAGCCTGGAAGCAACCAAATCTTAAAGAAAAAGGGAAAGCCAATGTTTAATGCAATCTACAAGCCCAATCAGTTGATTTTAGGCAGTGGTTATATTGCTATCTGTACAGGATGGACTCCTGCTAAGTCAGTAGCCGCAAAACTCGATCCCTCTGATTATGCCGTAATTGGTAATCTTTATAG